TACATTATACGTTACGATGGCACCATGCTATGAATGTTCCAAACTAATTATTCAGTCTGGAATAAAGCGTGTTGTCTACCATGAGAACTATCATTCTGACGGAATAGCCCTTTTAACAAAAGCTGGAATAATTGTAGAAAGTATATGTTGAGCGAACTAAAGCAGCAAGTGGATAAAAATGTTCAAGAGTGGTTGAATATCTACAACAACAGCACTCTAATGGATAGTGGTAGAGGTTTCCGAGACTACGCTAAGGGAAGGCTCGATGCACTACTGGAAATCAAAGCGGATCTACAGAGAATCAAAGATGAACAACAATAACCCTAAAAACTATGAAGATATTGGATACGATGTTGGAGAACTTGTCCGTCAAAAGCAACTTGCTTATGGGGATTCTTTTGGTCGAAGTGGCAATTGCCTTCGACAAATGTTCCCCAATGGTATCAAACCTGAGCAATATGATGATGTTCTTACCATTGTTCGTATCCTAGATAAGTTGTTCCGTATCGCAAACAATCCCAAGGCTTTCAACGAGAATCCTTACCAAGACATCGTTGGATATGGATTGTTGGGTATGGCACGCTACATGGAAAAGAAAAGCATCGAGGAGTAATTATGCAAAATCAAGACACCAGTGGATTCACTTCTAAGACTGACCAAGAATTGGATGCCGAAGTTGAAAAGTTTATGAAGGAACTTGAGGATCTGTTTTCCCAGATTGATTGGGAAGCTATCGCAGAAGATGAAAAGGAAAATAAGAAGGATGACTGAATACTTTAAAAGTATGGATGAGGAATACGATATGCTTAAACAAGAGTTTGTTTTAACAAATAAGATTAAGGATCTTGAGAAGCGTATTCAAGAACTTAACTCAATCAACTACAATCTGCGTCAAGCACTTCTGCCATTTGCTGTAACAGGAATGGCTTTGCGAGACAAGAATCCAAGGGATCGAGTTGTTGATGGTGTTGGTCCTTATGGTAGCTCTCTCATCGTAGCTGATTTTAATTATGCTACAAAAGCTCTGTATGGTGATGTTAAAAAGTCAAACATTGAGATCAAGCCCGATGAAGGCTCTGATCCCGTTTGTGCTTGCTGATGATTTACGAATTCAAAAACCCAATTCCTGTTAACACCGAACTAGGAGAAGGTTGGATCATGTACGTTCGGGACGGTGGTACATGGTCTAATGATATATTTGCCGTAGTGCTCGAAAAGGATGGAGCATTACGGCATTTCAGGTCAGATCAGTTTGTGGTATTTAAGAATAATACCTTCGGGATAAAGAATCCCAAGAATCTAAAAGACCTCTAGCAATTCCACTTGCGTAGAGACTTATTAATTCTGCTGTCTGGATCGTTAGCGGTCTTTGCAGAAGTAAGTCTCTTTTTCATTCCACTCATGCGAGCACAGAATGATTTGCGTCTCTTGGCAGCTTTGCTACCCTTTTTAAGTTTAGACGGTTTTGTGGTTACAGCAGTCTTTAGCTTAGAACCTGGATTTGCAGCACGATAGGAAGCTACCCCCTTGGCATTTAATCCACCTGCTGGATTCTTTCCTTCACTTCTTTGCCAAGCTGGAGTCTTGGCTTCTGCGAGAATAACTCCTAAAGCATAGTAAGCATTGATTATAGATTCATTCTTGCTACCCCAACTGGATGCACCTTTCTTTCTGCATTTAACCAAAGCACCAGAAGCATACGCTGAGGGCCAAACTTTGTAACGAGCTTTTACTTTGTGGTAACACGCATCTTTTTTTTCATTAATCATTTGACATTCCTTTTTGGTTTATCTGTTGGAACATATGTAGGTTTAGCAGCACCACTTTTTTGTGGTTGGTTTGGATCCGCTTGACGTTTTCTTCTTTGCGCTGACAAGCGTTTAGACTTGGACATAGAAGCCCTCTTTGCGGATGATACACACTTTGGAGTAGATTTTTGTCCTTCCTGACGAGCGCAAGGCTTACCAGAAACTACTTGTACCCACCCCTTTTTGCCATCATTAGATTTAGATTTAGAGAACCAAGCGTGTAAACCCTCTTCGGATACTTGTTCTGATTCTTTAACGCAAGACCCTTTTGAATAGGCTTTCTTGCCTTTAACCGATCTATAACCAGCCCAGCATCTTTCCATTACCAAGCCAAGGTTCTTATATGAAGTAAATAATGATTCTTTCATAGTGTTCCTTCTCTTTGCTTTTCTTTTTGCGCTTAAAGCTATGGCTACTGCTTGCTTTCGTGGGCGTCCTGATTTAATTAATTCTAGGATATTTGCTGATACAGCTTTATCGCTAGTTCCTGCTTTTAATGGCACGATTGGCTCCTTCTTAATTCGCATAATATTTTATTTTTTAATTGAAAACGGGCGTAACCCATGCTATTATGTAGGGCATGAACATCTTCATTTTGGACAAAGATCCTAAGATTGCAGCGCAGATGCATTGTGATAAGCACGTTCCCAAGATGATTCTTGAGACTGCTCAGATGATGTCTACTGCCCATCATATTTATAATACTCCAGAAGCTGCTCTGGTTTACAAAAAAGCTCACGTTAACCACCCTTGCACCATCTGGATTCGTGAATCTGTGGCTAACTACGAATGGGCTTGGCACCTGTTCAATAACCTCAATCTGGAATTCGTGATGCGTCGTAACAAGACTCACGAATCTTGGAAAAAACTTGCAAGCATCCTTGGTACGGTTCCCGTAGGTATGCCTAGCAAGGGTTTGACCCCGTTTGCCCAAGCTATGCCCGACGAGTATAAGCGTGCTGATGCGGTAGAAGCATACCGAGCATACTACAAGGGAGCCAAGGCTGGATTTGCGAAGTGGGAGTGGCCCAATGCTAAGAAGCCCGAATGGTGGACCGCATGATTCTAGACCTTGCTGTGTTAATTTTGTGTGCGGGAGTGATCGTCTGGTCCCTCTTTTCACTAATGAAACACATAAAAATCTCCAAATTTTCTAAAGATACCCCTTGACCTAGCCGATAATACATGGTATAATACGCGCCATGAAGAACACGACACAACGCTACTGTGACGATTGCGCGAAGAACATCACGTTCCTCCCGTGCGTCTGGGTTGCCTCTCTCACCAAGGCTATCCAATCCGCCAACGTCGGTGAGTCTGCTGTGCTTTGTGAAACCTGTGCCAAGGAGCAAAAGTGAAGCGACGAATCATTCGTGCTGATGCACACAATTGGGCCATTCAAGAGTGGCAGGACGGTGGAGATATTGTGGAACGCGGTCGATTCGCTGGACAGGTGAAGCAGTCCAAGTGGAAGAACCCCGACAAGTTCTACCGATCTCTCGAAGATGCAGCCAATGCTATGCTTCACGAAATTGTTGCAGAGAATTGGGATATCAAGGGCAAGGATATCTTCGCTCTGCTATCTGCTGCTAGTCAGGCAGTTTCTCTCCATGTCTCTGATCTTCTCAAGGATATGGAAAGTGATACGCTCGCGGGTATCCTCCAAGAGCGAGGATATACTGTGAAGCCGAATTCCAAGAATACCGTAGATACTCAGCCCAAGGAGTGATACAACACTCGCCATGAATCAACAACAATTCAACCTTATCGAACAGAAGTACGGTAAGCTCATTCACAAGATTGGACATTGGATTTCGGGTGACGCTGCCATCTCGTCTCACGAAGATAACACTCAAGACATTTGGATGGCAGCTATGGAAGCTATTCGCGGTTATGAAAAGAAGGAGAATCTTACGTTTGACGAGTTCTGGGGCAGCAAAGGATTCGACAAGTATCTCAAAACCTGCCTCTGGAACATCAAAAACAGTAAGGGAGCTAAGATCACTAAAAAGTTCAACATCACCCGAAATACTGTTGACATTTCCGACAATGAAGAAGTTCTTCACAAGGCAGACCCCTCTGTGGGTTCTCCAGAGACTTCGGTATTCCTTGAGGAGCTTCCTTGTGTTTTGAACGACGAGCAGATGCAGATCGTTACCCTTATTCTTGAGGATCCTGAATACATCAAGCCCTCTGGTATGATTAACATCAATGCTCTCGCCAAGGACTCGAATATGTCTTGGAACAAGGTTAGTGAGATTCTAGAACAAATTGGTAATAAGATTGGAAATACACTCGTATGACTGGTTACTCTGGCAAGCACTCTGTTTACATCAGCGGACCCATTACAGGACGCGAGCATCAGGAGGTAATGGATCATTTCTCCAATATGTACAATATCCTTGAAAAGAAAGGGTTCGATGTCTATAATCCTACGCTGAACCCTAAGAGAGGTACTTGGGAGGATTACATGAGGGATGGTATCGTTCAACTTATGAAGTGCGATTCCATTATGATGCTTCAGGGCTGGTCTAAAAGTAAGGGCGCTACTCTGGAGAAGTATATCGCAGAACAGCTTGGCATGAGCATTCATTACGAAGATTCTTTGGATGATCCCACTCATGACCAAGGTTAAAGTACAAATTACTTATAGCTGGGAGTTCGATCAGAACCAATGGACTGATACAAAGCAGCATTGGGAGCGAGTTCAAGAAGAACTTACTGACAAGATCGAATTCGATGCTACTAATATGTTTTTCTGTCTCCGTAACATCAGTAAACCCGACGTAGAAAACTATTCTGTGGAGCAAGCACAATGACTGACACTCGTTTTGAAATCAACGTCAGCAAGGACAACAAGTTTAACATGACCTGCCATGTTATGACCAAGCCTGACGAAACTTTCGAGTATTTGTCGATTTATCTTGAAACTCGGTCCAAGGAGCGGTATAATGATACACATGAGACGCGCATCATGGCGTTCTCTCTGGAGGATGCCAAGAACATCGCTCTCAATATGCAGCGTATCTCGTCTTACATTCTCTATGAAATCATGCTGATCGAAAAGGCTCAAACCAACAAGGTTACACAATGAAAACTTTCCGCATTGATCGTAAGAAGTGGTTGCGCGGCATGTCTACCGTTGAGAATAGCCTCTGGTGCGCTGATCGACAGGCTGGGTGCTGCTTGGGGCACGTTATTCACCAAACCACCAAGTGTTCTTGGGATGATCTCGAAAGTTTGAGAGAACCTAAGAAGTTCTACAAGAAGCCCTCGATATTAACTGAGATCCGTTTTTCGTTTCCTGATTACGGTAATCTCGTAAACAACACATTAGCTCTAGAAGCTATGGTGATCAATGACGATGCTATGTGCTCCGACGAAGATCGAGAGAAAGATCTCAAAGAGCTGTTTAATCGTCATGGGTACAACTTGGAATTCTACAATTAACAACTAACAAAAAAGGATTTAAACATGGCTAAGAAAATCGTTAAGAAGGCAGTTAACAAGATGGTTCCCGTTATCATTACCACGTCACACAGGGGCGTTTTCTTCGGTTACACGAAGGACTACAGCGGCGACACGATCACGCTCAAGGATGCACGAATGTGCATTTACTGGAGTGCCGACGTCAAGGGCTGCTTTGGTCTCGCAGCGACTGGTCCGTCGAGCGGATGCCGTATCGGGCCTAAGGCGGATATCGTCGTCCGCAACGTGACCGCAGTCGCGCTGTGCAGCGATGCTGCTGTTGCTGCTTGGGAAAAGGCTCCTTGGAGCAACTGATCCGTGGCGAGATGAGCCGTGAAGGCTATGGCTTTGGCTCTGGCTCTGGCTATGGTTTTGGCGACGGCTATGGCTATGGCGATGGAGATGGCTATGGCGATGGAGATGGCTATGGCGATGGAGATGGCTTTGGCGATGGCTATGGCTATGGCGATCGAGATGGCTCTGGCTCTGGCTATGGCTTTGGCGACGGCTATGGCTTTGGCGATAGCGATGGCGATGGCGATAGCGATGGCGATGGCTATGGCGATGGCTATGGCGATGGAGAAAAGGATATAGTATGCAAGAGCAACTAATTCGTGGCGAAATGAGCCGTAAAGGCGATGGCTATGGCTATTGCTATGGCTATGGTTATGGCCGTGGCTATAGCTCTGGCTATGGCTATGGCTATGGCGATGGCTTGGGCTATGGCTATGGCTATGGCTCTGGCTATGGCTATGGCTATGGCTGTGGCTATGGCGACGGAGATGGCTATGGCGATGGCTATGGCCGTGGCTTTGGCGATGGCGATGGCGATGCAGAGCAGGATATAGTATGCAAGAGCAACTGATCCGTGGCAAAATGAGTCGCAAAGGCGACGGATATGGCTATGGCGATGGCTCTGGCTTTGGCTATGGCTATGGCGATGGAGATGGCTATGGCTCTGGCTCTGGCTATGGCTATTGCTATGGCTATGGCTATGGCTATGGCGATGGCTATGGCTCTGTCTATGACCACGGCTACGGCTGTGGCTATGGCTCTGGCTCTGGCTATGGCCGTGGCTATGGCGATGGCCGTGGCTTTGGCGATGGCGATGTCGATGCAGAGAAGGATATAGTATGCAAGAGCAACTAATTCGTGGCGAAATGATCCGCGACGGCTATGGCTATGGCTATGGCTATGGCGACGGCTATGGCTATGGCTATGGCGATGGAGATGGCTATGGCTCTGGCGATGGCTATGGCTATTGCTATGGCTTTGGTTTTGGCGAAGGCTACGGCTCTGGCTCTGGCTATGGCGATGGCTATGGCTATGGTCACGGCTACGGCTGTGGCTCTGGCTATGGCTCTGGCTATGGCCGTGGCTCTGGCTATGGCCGTGGCTTTGGCTCTGGCTATGGAAAAGAGGATATATGCTCATTCGAGGTAAAATGACTAAAAATGGTGAGGGCTATGGCGATGGCTATGGCGATGGAGAAGAGGATATAGTATGCAAGAGCAACTAATTCGTGGCGAAATGATCCGCGACGGCTGTGGCTGTGGCTATGGCTATGGCGATGGCTATGGCTTTGGCTTTGGCTGTGGCTATGGAGATGGCGATGGCTCTGGATATGGCTATGGCGACGGAGATGGCTATGGCTTTGGCTGTGGCTATGGAGATGGCTATGGCTCTGGATATGGCTATGGCGACGGAGATGGCTATGGCGATGGAGATGGCGATGGAGATGGCGATGGAGATGGCTCTGGCTACGGCTATTGCTATGGCTATGGAGAAGAGGATATAGTATGCAAGAGCAACTGATCCGAGGTGAAATGAGCCGCTATGGCTCTGGATATGGCTATGGCTATGGCGATGGCTATGGCTATGGCTATGGCTATGGCGACGGCTATGGCTATGGCTATGGCGATGGCTCTGGCTCTGGCTATGGCTATGGCTATTGCTATGGCTATGGCTATGGAAAAGAGGATATAGTATGCAAGAGCAACTAATTTGAGGCAACTAGCCTCCTTACTACACAGACGCTGTTAGAAAGTGGAATAACGTCATGGCAGCCGCAAAGAAGGCTATAATGGAAGGGTACTAATAACCAGAAAGTCAAACTAATAATTATGCACAAGAGATCGTACAAAGAAGGTAAAGATTATTTGCAGCAAGCCAAGGAGTTCGCAAGAGCACTACTGGCAGAAACCTCTACCAAGACTACCAAGGAAGATTGGTATAATGGAGGATTCAATATCCAGTTAGCAGAGAGAGCAATAAAGACTATTGACGTAATAGATAGTCTTCAGTTTATACTTACTCAAGTAGAAGAACAATCCCAAGAGGATACTAATAATGAGTTGCCCTTCTGATTACGAGGATGAAGATAAGCCCGAAGATAACTTCGGATGCCTTATCGCTGTGCTTGGTGTAGTGGCAATCTATATGCTTATAGCTATAGTTCTGGCTATGGTATGAAGTACGAAGAAATAACCACACGCCTTTTAACCAAGGAAGATATAAAAAATAGCCTGTTGAACAATATAGTGCAACAGGCTAAGACTCTTTTGAGAGAAAACTTAAGAGATCACGAAAATACGGATTTAGGATTCTATGAGTGGGTAATTATCGCGCAACATAACGATAAAGTAGTAGGAATCATAACGGGCAATAAATACTTACCCAAGAAAGCTATGCTATGTGATATAGTATCAGAAAAACAGTATAGAGGACTAGGCATAGGTATTAAATTACTAGAAGCACTATGCCAGCTTCTGTATGATAATAATATACCTTATCTAATAGGATTCACATCTAAGAAGAATGTATCAGCACTTAAAACTTATAGGAGAGGTGCTGTTGTTCAGGATGAGTTTGTAGTTACTGTATCTAATGTTGAACAGTCTATTGCACTAGGAAAACAGATATCAGATAGGTTAAAATACAGGTCCAAAAAGTCAAACTTAAGGTAATAACAAGGTAGGGACGTAGGGTGTGTATTTAGTTCTCATGAATACCCCCTCCCCCCGTAAAATAAACCAAAAAGTCAAAGTATTGAGAATACACCCCTAAAATACCTATACCATATAACTAAAAAGTCAAAGTATATGTCTGGTTATTAGTTGTTAGCTTGACCCCCAAACTAAAAAGTCAAATTAACTCACACCAAATCAGAACCGCCATACACAAAATACAATCAGAGTTCAGAATTTAGTTTAAAATTTGCTTTGAGCTTCTATGATATGAGGACTAAATAATACTGAATGGGGATGAAGCTCAATCGTAAAATCGTAGCGGAGCATTCGTGGGTTCGACTCCTGCCATCCTCACTTGCACACCTACACCACAATATATTGTATATGAATCTGATCTGATTAGGGAAAATCCCGTATAAATATCAGACCCACCCACAATATGTTGTGTAGGTGAAAAGACTCCAAGGGCCAAAAGCTCATGGAGTCTTTTTTTGTTTCTACTCTGAAAAGCTCGAAACAGGGGTACATTGTAGCATAGCCCATGCCAAGTTTCCGCATAAATCTGAGTTTTATTTTTGGACGGTTGCCGTAAGTGCTTGCCACTACTAGACTTACATGCGCGCAGGCGGCGGCACTGCCAAAATGGCAGGCTACCCATTCATGTTGCATGATAAGCTACGAATCTGTAGCCTTTCCTGCATTATGGACTAATCCCCCGAAAACTCGATCAAGTGGCGAACAAACTTCCGCGAATCGTGTTCCAAATCATGAATCTCCACTTCGCCATTTTCGAGCAAATCAAAAGCCTCTTTGGTCAATACCAGAATACGACAGCCCGCGACTGACGAGTAGGTGCTGCCATCATTCAAAACCATAATCGAAAACGTGGTTTCCATTAGTTTATTCCTTAGTGTGAGAGGAAACGAACAGTCTTAGTAACAGTCCAGCACAATCCACAATCTGCACACGAATCGAGCTTTCCAGTCTGTTCGGGGCAGGTGAAAGATTGACCATCAAACGATTCTTCGGCTGCAAACGATTGGCCGATAGTCTCGAATGATTGATTGCGCGAATAACGAATAACGCAACGATCACCGTATCGCAGATTCATAATGTATACTGCCTTGCCAATGTCCGAATCAACACGGCGAGCAGTATAACCGAAAATGCACAGTTCGGGATAAGTAGCGAGCATCTCATCCCAAAATGCAACGTATTCGGGCGAATAGAAATCACCCAAAACGTGCAATCGAATAACGATTCCAGCCTTGTGCTTATTGAGTAGTGCGGGAATCTCAATACGCAGTTTGTCGGTCAATCCGTCAATGCTGAATCGGTGAGCGAATGGCATATTGTTGCCATAGCAATCGTCCCAATGATGGCAGTCACGCGGGCAAGTATCGCGCTCGGTGAGCGTGAGAGAATAGAGACGCTTGCCATTCCAACGCTTAGATTCAATCTTGAATCCGAGCTTGGCGTTATTGTCGCCCGACTTGAGGACATTAGCGGTAGCGGGAGACTTGATCGACTTGCGGAACTTAGTGGTCGTGTAGGTCATGCGGGCATTATACCACACCCTGAGCTAGTTTCAAGGGGAAAATCGGAAAATCTTTTGCCGTAAGTGCTTGGCATTACTAGACTTAGGGCCGCGCGGGCGGCTGCGCTGCCATTATGGCAGAGTGTTAGGGGGTAGGTGCCCCGACTGCACCTACCTAATATGCACCCTCTGTCGGTCCCTCTACGTCTAGAGGTTTCGAGGTTCCCGCTATCCCTGCGGGGCTGCTATCCCAGCCTCTCTTATGCGAGAGGTGGCGCGCCGTGCCTATTAGCCTATTTATACTCGCACGGACGAGTCCAAGGTCACCGAGTGCGGTTCCCCTGAGTAGCGTGCCAAGCCGCACGGCGACCGATGTGACGCCCAAAAGCTCGCTCACGCGGAAGAATGCGGCGCAGATTCTTGTACGCATTGAGAGCGTACTCGGTTTCCAGCCCAGTCGGAGACGAGCGGTACAGATCGGCAAAGAGTTCGCCAACCTGCACGGAGAGCCCGTGAACCTTGGCTTGAGTCGGATTGAGGGAAAGCTGTTCGATGTTGTTGTTGTTCATGTGCGTATTGTACCTTAGGTTGGAGGGGAAATCAAGAGAAATCTTCAGAATCTTCGTCGGCTTCGTAGTAGTCCTCGTAGCCTTCCCGATCCTGATCGACCTGATTCTGTTCCCAGAGATCATAGTCGGCTCGGTCGGCGTAGGGGTCACGATCATAGTACGCCTCCTGTTCGTAGTCGTACCCAGAGATCGCATCTTCCCACGCCGCATCGAGGTATTCATCTTCGTTCATGCGGGGTATTATACCATGCTGAGGGCCATTCTGCAAGGGCTTTCTGGAAAAATCTTTTCGTCCTAAGTGTTTGCTGGCACTAGGGTTACGCACGCGCGGGCGGCTGCGCTGCCATTATGGCAGGAGGGACTGGTCACTCTGCCATAATCGCTCTACCATCTTCGCCATAGCCAGAGCCATCTCCATCGCCATAGCCATAGCCATAGCCATAGCCAGAGCCATAGCCAGAGCCACGGCCATAGCCAAAGCCACGGCCATAGCCAGAGCCATCTCCATCGCCATAGCCATAGCTAAATCCGTCGCCATCGCCATAGCCTTCGCCACAGCCATTGCCATCGCCATAGCCATATCCAGAGCCATAGCCATAGCCATCGCCATAGCCATAGTCAGCGCCTTCACGGCTGATCTCGCCTCGGATCAGTTGTTCTTGCATACTATATCCTGCTCTGCATCGCCATCGCCATCGCCAAAGCCACGGCCATAGCCATCGCCATAGCCATCTCCACCGCCATAGCCATAGCTAAATCCGTCGCCATAGCCATATCCAGAGCCATAGGCATCTCCATAGCCATAGCCATAGCCATCTCCATCGCCATAGCCATATCCAGAGCCATAGCCATCTCCATAGCCATAGCCAAAGCCATAGCCTTCACGGCTCATCTCGCCTCGGATCAGTTGCTCCAAGGAGCCTTCTCCCAAGCAGCAACAGCAGCATCGCTGCACAGCGCGACTGCGGTCACGTTGCGGACGACGATATCCGCCTTGGGTCCGATACGGCATCCGCTCGACGGACCAGTCGCTGCGAGACCAAAGCAGCCCTTGACGTCGGCACTCCAGTAAATGCACATTCGTGCATCCTTGAGCGTGATCGTGTCGCCGCTGTAGTCCTTCGTGTAACCGAAGAAAACGCCCCTGTGTGACGTGGTGATGATAACGGGAACCATCTTGTTGTTGTTGTTGTTGTTCATGCGCTTATTATACCATAACCGCAAGGGAAAGCAATAGGAAAAGGGGAAAATCTTTTCGTCCTAAGTGTTTGCTGGCACTAGGGTTACGCGCGCGCGGGCGGCTGCGCTGCCATTATGGCAGGAGGGCAGGAGGGTCTGGTCACTCTGCCAGAACCCTCCTACCGCCATCGCCATAGCCAGAGCCATCGCCACTAGCAGGACGCTTGCGAATCCTTGATAGTCATCGCCGCAATCTTGCTCTGGATGTTTTCGTCCAATCGCTCAAGATTGGACTGCAACACTTCGAGGTCCATCTCAGCAGTCGTCGCCTCTTGCCGAATGAGGTCGATCCAAGCCTGATGCTTTTGGGCGCGAACCTTGGCAGACTGCGGACCTTCCCCGAGGATCTTCTTGCACTCGCGGATCTGCTTCTGCAAGAACTCGCGTTGTTCCATGAGCGACTGCATGGTCGGGTCATTCTTGGCATCCTTGCGAGCCAGACGCTCACGAAGCGAAGCCAGTCGGGCCTCCGTCTCAGCTTTGATCTGTTCGAGAGTACGATGCGAACGCTTGTTGTTGTTGTCGTTGTTCATGCGCTCATTATACCATAACCTAGGCACAATGCAAGGGCTTTCTGGCAAAATCTTTTCGTCCTAAGTCTTTGCCACTACTGCACTTGCGCTCGCGCGGGCGGCTGCGCTGCCATTATGGCAGGTTGTATGGTGGAGGTGAGGGGAGTTGAACCCCTGTCCGAGCTAGTTCCCATTCGGGCATTAGCTAGTCGAAAAACCGTTACACCCCCAAAACCCAACAGACAAGAAAGAAAATGAGATAATAGGCGAAAACCTTTATCAACATACTTTCTTGTCCGTCGAACATTCCTTCTCCGAACTCCTTAGAGTTCGTAAATGTGCTTCTCCTGATTGTATTTCGCCCAGTCCTCGTCCGAACACCAGAAAACGATTTCGCCGCTTTCATTGAGTCCCGAAGAAACGTGACCGTTCTTGAGAAGGGTCCGAAGGGCTTCGTTGATCGCATCCTGAATCATGTCCTCATCAAACTCGTTCAAGTGATTTCTCCTCAGCTAAGGTGAGCGACAGCGTTGATGAAAATCATCGTATCACCGTTCTCATTCTGTCGGCCAGAAGGTCCGTACTCCTTCTTGCAATCGTAATACTTGGCAAGAGTCTGGAACACGATCATGGCATCGCGGGGATTGGTCGTATCAATCACCTGCCGACCGTAACTGGGGGTCTTGTGGGGCGTTTCGAGGTACACGACGTAGTGCGTTTTGATGTTCATGGGGTATATTATACTATACTCTAGGGAAAAGTCAAACCCTCTTGGGGAAAATCTTTTGAGCGTAAGTGCTTGTGGCTACTAGACTTAGTGCCGCGCGGGCGGCTGCGCTGCCATTATGACAGGGAAAAGTCAAAGCTCAATCATCCTCCTCCTCAAACGCTCCCGTAATGTAGGTTTCCCAATCCTCTTCGGTAGATCCCGAGATAAGGAACTCACGCTGCGAAGGGGTGAGATCGGGCCAAACGTCTTGCGCGTAAGCACCACGCTTCCAACGTGCGATCTGCTCTTCCGTGATGGGAAGATTCATCGTGTTGACCTTGCCCGTGAACGGGGATACTCGGTTGATAATCATGTGCTAACCTTTCAGGCTTGTGCGAGGATTGCGGAGTTACGATCCGCGAGGGCTTGAGCGTATTCATCCACTTGCTTTTGCCACTCCCAATCATCCCAAGCGTCGCTAACGCTATAGCCATCCTCGAAGTATTCTTCGTGGCGATCCTGCGGGATGCAACGCTTAGAGAGGGCTTCCGAAAACTGCTCGAAGGTCATTTCGTAGTCATTCGTTTTCTTCATGCGCTCATTGTACCCTAACCGCAAGGGAAAGCAAGGGGAAAAGGGGAAAATCTTTTGCCGTAAGTGCTTGCCACTACTGCACTTAGGGCCGCGCGGGCGGCTGCGCTGCCATTATGGCAGGACTTGCTCCCAACTATAGCCCTCGTACTTGAGAGCGTGATCGAACGAGAAAGAGTGTTTGGAATGAACATAGCGCATGAGTTGAAACTCTGTGCCCGTCATAATCAACTCACCGTCACGAAACAATCTAAAGGTGGGCATCTTCTTCTTGGACATTATTTCAGGCTCCCATAGTGCGACCATTGAAGAACAGAGAGGAGAACCCCGAGGGCTGAATCGTGGCTTCAATGATTTCTTGCAAATCGAAGTAGCCAAGCTCGGACTCGAAACCGTCCACACGACCGAACATCGTGCAAGTGGTCTCGCCGTCGGGGTACTTCGTGACTTGCCCTTCGTACACCTTCCACTTCCACCCCGTGCCGTGATCTTCCATCGTGAGGATCACAGCCTTCTCGTTCTCGGGAATGCTATCCGTGCTGCTCAGGGGCACTTCCTGATTGTTGATGAAGTTCGAGATGATGTCGTAGATCTTTTGGGCTTCCGTGTTCATGCGCTCATTATACTATAACCGCAAGGGAAAGCAATAGGAAAAGGGGAAAATCTTTTCGTCCTAAGTCTTTGCCACTACTGCACTTAGGGCCGCGCGGGCGGCTGCGCTGCCATTATGGCAGGCTTAGAAAGCCCCCGTCATAATGAGAAGTTCCTCCGCACCGTACACGGCACACTCGCCGCATTCGCCGCATTCAATCCTGCGGGCATCGGGTTCAACATTGGACTCATAATCCTCGCCGCAACTAGCGCAGATTCCGAGCATCTCATCATTCTCAACCGCGTCGAGAATACGTTCAATCGTAACGGACTTGTGAATCTTCATTCGATCTCCTTAGGGTTGATTTCTTCGTCGCAACTATTGCACCAGAAAAAATCCTGAAACGTCAGTTCAGCGGGGTAGATTTCGTAAACATTCTTGAGAGAGTTAGGATCAATCAGGAAAGTAACTTCCTGCGCTAGATCATCCCCGTCGCAAAAAGGGCAAATGAGTTTCATCAGATGAAGAAAGTAAGGCTGAAGAGGAAGAGGAAGAAACAGAAGGTGGCACGATCCTTGAACTGCTTCATGCGGCTCATTCTAGCACGCCTCCGAGCGGACTTCAACATAAACCCCCGAATCCTCGCTCCACCAATGATCGCAAGCGGTCTGCGTTTCATCGTACAAGCAGGCAGAATAGCCTTCCGCGATCCTGCTGGCGTAAGCCTTGGCGCGCTCATACTGTTCCTGCGGGAAGGTCTTGACCGTCTGTTCCGTGCGGTAGTTTCCGATGAAAACCGTGTAGCGTGTCTTGTTGCTCATGGGGTCATTATACCACATCTAGGCTAGAATGCAAGGGCTTTCTGGCAAAATCTTTTCGTCCTAAGTGTTTGCTGGCACTAGGGTTACGCACGCGCGGGCGGCTGCGCTGCCATTATGGCAGATCAAAGCCCTTTCAAGCCAGGGTCGCTTCATCCACAGCTCAGTCGCTCTGGCGCATGAAGGGGATCGAGTGGTCACGCGGTTCGTTCGCGTCGATCCAGATCGTCGTACCGTCGCGCATGATAACCTTGACGATGCGACCTTCAAGAGTGTGGTGGCGCACTTCCGCGCGATCAATCTCCGCGTCAGAGGATCCCGCAGCGTAACCAGCCCACCAAGCTGACGCGACAAAACCGAGAATGATAACCGCACCCGCGATGTTGATGATGATGTTCTTCATGCGCTCATTATAGCATACTCTGGGAGTATTGCAAGGGGAAACTAGGAAAGTTTTCAGGTTGCTCTAAGTTATTGTGGGCACTAGACTTATGGCGACCGAGCCGCCAGCCCTGCCATTATGGCAGATGCACGCCTCGCTCTCGGACATTCCATCCGTAGAAGCTAACTTCCTCGCCCGTAGCGGGATCGTGCCCATCATAAACATCCCACCCGCCACTAAACCCATCCTCGTCTGCTATGAGGGTTTTATCAATAGGGGGCAATCCCTTATTAGGGGAAGTGCTTCCACGAATCAATAGGATGTCGCCCTTGCGAAACTCGATCTCGCTCATGCCATCTCCTCTGCACGCTTGGCTTCGAGCCTGCCATTCTCACAGGTGCAATAGTGCGCCTCATCCGTGATACCCGTATCGTAGCACCCTTGGCATCGGATGCTATCGCCCTCCGCGATCTCGAAGCGTTCCACGGGGGAGTAGGTGTAGTCGGCGTAGTGCGTGTTGCTCATGGGGTCATTATAGCATAGGGTCAAGCGAAAGCAAGCGAAAAAAGTTTTTTTTATCACGTTCGCCGGAAAAAATCGCGTCGATGGGACTCCTAACGGGGGGCTAACGGAGCCATAGATGCTAACATCCATTAACTTTAAGGGACTCCAATTAAAATATTAAGGGACTCCAATCGAAATCTGACCTAGATATGATAAATTAGGAGATAATTTTATGTTAAATAGAGAACAAAGAATACAAGAACTTAAAAATATGAAACCAACTTCATCGCGCTACCGAATAATGAAGAGAGCTTGGAAGATTTCTGATCAGGAATTAGCTGATCCTGTGGTTGAACAGGCTCCAATAGTGGTTGAAGAACCAAAAATTGAGGAACCTCCAGTCCTTAAGAAGTCTTCTAAGAAGAAATAATCAATCTTCGAGCTTGATTGGGAACTCATGATGCTTAATAAAGGCTTCACGGTTCTTATGCCACGACTCTCGACCTACTAATTCACCTCTAGAGTTGTGTAAAACATCCATACTTAAGATTCTATTTGAGAATCCCATTGAAAAAGCCTTCGTTGTGAAGTAAATATCGTAAAAATCCCACTCACCCTCGAAGTAATCTGGCTTATCTAGGCCAACTTGTCTGATAGTTTTGGCTTTTGCTGCTAAAAATACACCATCTAGCACTACTACATCGCCTGGAAGGCCATAAAAAGTGACATATTCGCGTCCTTGAGGATTAATATGGCTAACTTTGCCTCTATGTTTACCTGCTGCCCATATATCTTTGTCCCACCAAACAGCATTTTCGCTTAAATAGGTAGTTCCTGCTGGTCCGATGAAGCCTGTTTCTGGTAAATTTAGTAAATCTTGGAACTTTTTTACAAATTCTTCCTTAATATCACGAATTTCTATGTCATCGTGACAAAAAATAATACCATCATCATCTGCTGGATTGATTTTTTCAAATGCACCCTTATAAGCAGCAAAAATAGACTTAGCTCCCGACATTAAATATACTTTAATTCCACATCCCGTAAGGAAGCTAAGTAATTTATCCGTAGTCTTGGATATATTGTTTCTATCTCTAGTACATATTATGGCGTGTATATTCATATACTATAATAATGTAGTGTAATGAAAAATTTTTATGGAAAACCAAAAATTATTAGAAGAATTTAAGCGATGTTCGGTTGACCCTGTACATTTTATCTCAACCTACATAAAAGTTACACACCCTGTTAGAGGTTTGGTTCCATTTAAGTTATATCCATTCCAAGAACGTATTATTCAAGAACTTCAAGGTTATAGATTTAATATCCTTAGGAAGTTTAGACAGGCTGGATGCACTACTATCGCCGCTGCTTATTCTTTGTGGATGGCAATCTTCCAAAAGCATAAGTCTATTGTAATTCTATCAAAAGGCGACGCAGAATCGACCGAAGTACTTGATAGAATTAAACTTATGTACGACGAGCTTCCAGAATTCCTAAAACCAGGAATAATCGAAGATAACAAACACACACTCAAGCTTAAAACTAATTCGGTAATTAAGTCTAGACCCTCAGGTAAACAATCAGGTCGTTCACTTGCAGGATCTTTACTTATTATTGACGAAGCTGCGTTCATTGAAAACATTGATACTATTTGGGCAGCAGTTTATCCTATCATTTCAACAGGTGGTCGAGCCTTTGTTCTTTCTACAGTTAATGGCGTAGGTAATTGGTATCACGAAGTATATCAGAATGCCATAAGCAAGCAGAATGCGTTTAATGCAATTGATATCAAATGGCAAGAGCACCCTGAGTATCGGTATAACCCTAACTTTTCAAATCTCTACGAAGAGATGACTAAAAAAGGGTTGGATATTAATAAGTGGGAAGAAACCACTAAAGCTAATATGCCAACCAAACAGTGGTTGCAAGAATATGAATGTTCATTCTTAGGCACAGGCGATACTTACATTGAGGGTGAGATCTTAAAACAAGTAGTGGCTCAAACTAGTGAAGATTATTATACTAAGTATAACAATAGAATGAGAGTTTGGCAAGATCCTCAACCTCACTATTCTTATGTTATTGCGTGCGATGTATCTTTAGGTAGAGATCGAGATTATTCTGCTTTCCATATTATTAATATGTATAATGGACAACAGGTAGCTGAGTTTTATTCAAATAGAACAGCAATAAATGATTTTGCTAAAATTTTAATGAATGAAGGTATGCTATATAATGTAGCTCCTATAGTTTGTGAACGCAATACTATAGGAAATAATTTAATTGACTGGCTCTATAATAACTACGAATACGAAAATCTTTGGGCTGATGAAAAAGGCGACTTTGGATTCCTAGTAACTGCTAAGAATAGAGAAACTATTCTTGCTGAACTAGAAGAAGCTATAAGAACTAACTTAATTAAAATTAACTCTGCAAGAACTGCTAATGAACTTACTACATTTATAATAACTGAAAACGGAAAAGTTGAAGCTGAAAAGAATCACCATGATGACCTAATTATGAGTATGGCTTTAGCTGTTCACGTTTATAAACAAATACTAGATACAACTCCTATGGAGTTTTTAACTAAGACTGGTATAGAAGAAAAACCTCCAATGCCAGCTATGGGTTTTAAACACCATATTGATCCAAAAACAGGCAATAGAGTAGCACAGCAAATGTCCGAGGATGATTTTAAATGGCTGATGAGATAGATAAAAAACTTAACGAAGGATACACAAACTTTGGAGGAACTGAGAATAGATCAGGTTCCTATTTTATTCCTACAGGACCAATAGGAAGATTCTTTGCTAAGTTCTTCGCTACAAAAGCTCAAATACCTGTACAACAGGCTATAGATCGTGGAATGGTTACACCTCATACAGGTGACACTGTTATAACCAATCCAACTCAAATAATTAGAACAGAAACTGTTGATGATGCTCCTGCTCTTGGTGGTATTTCTAGAAATCCCATATTACCTGAGTTAGAACTTAATAGAAGACGCCGATACAAAGATTATGAAGAGATGGATGAGTATCCAGAAATCGGATCAGCCTTCGATATCTATGCAGATGACTCAACTCAAAAAGGAACAAGAGCAGAGCGTTGGACTGTAAAATCTGACAACGATATGGTTGTTAATGAGATTGAGAATCTATTCCTAAATATAAATCTAGATAAGTTAATTTGGGATATTACAAGAAATACTGTAAAGTATGGAGATTGCTTTATAGAATTAATTGTAGATTTAGATAATCCTAAAGAAGGTATAAAGAAATTAAAGATTTTAAATCCTAACTGGGTTCTCAGAGTAGAGAATGAATTTGGTTATTTAAAGAAGTTCTTACAAGAAATACCAAATGCTGAAAGTATGCAATATGCAGAAATGGGTCAATCAGCTCAACATAGACCAGTTAGATATATTGAACTTGATAAACACCAAATAGTTCACTTTAGATTACATACATCAGATCCTGTATTCTATCCTTACGGTAAATCAGTAGCCTCGATGTGCCATAGAACTTTTAGATCATTAAGAATGATGGAAGAAGCCATGATGATTTATCGTTTAACCAGAGCACCTGAGAGACGCATTTTCTATGTTGATACTGGTAACTTACCAACAAGTAAGGCTGAGATGTTTATTGAACGTCTAAAGCAAAAATTTAAAAAGGAAAGATTTTACAATAACGCAAGAGATACTGTAGATTCTAGATTCAATCCAATGACAATGGATGAAGATTACTTTGTTCCTACAAAGAATGGTAAGGGTACAAAAATTGATACACTTCCTGGAGCACAGAACTTAGGTGAGATTGAAGACGTAAAATACTATAGAGATAAGTTATTAGCTGCTCTTAAGATTCCAAAAGATTATATTGTAGAAAAAGATCAATCACCTGAACGCAAAGCTAACCTTTCTCAATTAGACGTTAAGTTTGCAAGAACTATTCAACGTATTCAGATTGATATAGAAACAGGGTTAGAAAATGTTGCTAAACGCCATTTACAACTTAAGGGATTCCCTGCATCTTTAATTCAAAAACTTAGAATCAAATTACCCGAACCCTCAGATATGTCAGCTAAGAGAAAGCTTGATATTGATGAGCAAAAAGCTAGAGTAGTTCAGGCAGTTAAGGGTCTTATGATATTCTCTCAAGATCAAATCTACAGAGAATATTATGATATGACCGATGATGAAATTAGAAGAATGAAAGAAGAAGTAAAGAAAGATCAGGAAGAAGCCGCAGCTATGCAAACTCAACAGCAGATGGCTATGGGAGGTCCTGCTCCAATTCCTGGACAACCTGCACCTGCTGGAGCACCTCCACCTATGAAGCAGCCAGGATATGGTCAGGCTGGTGGGCAAGAAGGTGCAGAAAATAAACCTCCTACAGCCAATGAACAGATAGAACACTCTTTTAATCATCTAATAAATTCTAATGAAGATGCTAATACAAAACTAGTATTAGAAAGAATTTTAGAAAAACAAAAGAATAAGACTAAAGAGTCTTTAATCAAGGAACATATATAATATAACCTACGGAGATTTAAATGTTTTCAAATATTTTTGAGGAAAGAAACAAAACGATTACACACCTAGTAAAGTTAGGTGATAGCATTGGCAGATCTTTAAGAGAAAATGTAAGCTTATTTTCTATAGATGGTATGTCTTCACAAGTTTCATATATAACTAAGAGCGGTAAAGTTATTAGTGGAAAGTATGAAATTAGTGAGGATGTAACATTAAAAAATATAAAAATTCAAGACTCATCTATTTTTGATGATGAAAAAGAGTTTGATACCTTTGTAAACAATAAGATACACTCTTTTGTTGAAAGCATTCATTATGGAGAATACGCTTCTGCTGATATGTCATTTAGCGATGTTTTATCTTTATGGGAAAACAGACTAAAGATCTCTTCAGTTAGAAAGAAAATAAACGAACAAAATGAAAAGCTTGCTAAGGTTGAACAGATTATAGAATCTAAAGAATTTAATAATCTTTTAGAGATTACACCTCAACTTCAAAAGTTCTTAAAAGAAAACATAGAAAAAATAATTCGAGTTCCAGAGATTAGAAATGCTGTTAACCTTTCAAATGCAGTATCCAAAGCTTTTGATCTTCCTAAATTAACTCTAGAAGAATTAGAAAGTAATAAAACTTATGTTCTTAAGAACGGTGTTACACCCTCAATCTATGAAATGATTTGTAGACAAGAGTTGGTTAAAAGAGAACTACTAGAATCAAAGAAGAGCTTTGAAACCATTTGGGCAAATAACTCTTCAATTAGAAAACTAGCTAGTATGATATTTGAAAAAGATGAGGCTGTAGTTGAAGCCTTATCAGAAGCTTTACAACAAGTTCCTTATCTAGCTTTAGTTTCAAAAAACACTCTATTTGAAACTTTCTCAAACTGTCTAGCTCAAGCAGATGGAATAGGTGTATCAGAAAAAGATATTCAAGAGTATGCTTCTAGAATATTTGAATATAAGAAAGATGTAAAAGAAATGTTTATCACTACCATAAATGAAAAGTATGGTGTCGATATTCAAAATCTACAAAATCCAGCATCTTTTAAGAGTTTGGCAAATACTCACGTTGTAATTTTTGAAGCACTATCAAGACTTTGCCCTAAGGGTTCTGTACTAAAGCAAACTTTATCAGAAATGGCTAAGAGCTTAAAGAGTAAGTCTGGAGTAGAGTGCATTGATGTTAATGATTACTTAATGGAACTCTTTGTATCCTCTGGATATGATAAGATTTTGTCTGAAGCAGAGGAAGGTCTTCCTAAAGTAAATTTTAAAAGAGTTGCCAAAGATCTAATTGATATTCAAGACCTTATAATGACTCTAAAGCAAAAAGCTATGGATCAACAGTACCCTTCTGACGAAGCTTTAGCTCCAGAAGAAGAAGCTCCACAGGAAGTTCCTATGCAGCAACCTCCTGCCATGAATAAAATGCCTCCCGCTCCAGAGGAAGAACCAGAATTAGCACCACAAAGATCGCAGGAAGAAATTTTAGGTGATTTAACTGAATTAGAAAAAGTTGTTGGTGAACTTGCTGCTGAACTAGGTGTAGATCAAGAACAAGAAGAAGCACCAGAAGAAACAATGCCAACTAAAACAAAAAAACCAGTAAAAGGAAAGAAGCCTTTACCTACTGAAGTAGAGGAAGAGTAATGGATCTTATAACAGGACAAAGAACTTTTTTTCTAGGAGTTTCAGGAGCAAATCCAAATACTTTTGCAAATACTTCTGTTACTTTTAGAGATACTTCTGGAAATACTATTAAATGTAATTATTTTAAAGTAGATGTAGTTAATAATTTAACATCTAATACTTCTGGATGTTTTGTAGTAGAACCCGTAGGTCCTTCAATATTTAAAAATGTTGGAAATAATGCAGTTTGTTATGCAACAACTGCACTTCCAACTTCTGGAATTTGTGGTATAGGTTCTGTATTTGTTGGAAATGCTTCTGTAGAATGGCACGGTTCAAATGGAGAAGTTTGTACTGGAATTAATATAAGAGCGCAAGCAGCAGGAAATCCGTTCTTATGTTATGGAATTACTTATGGTAACTTATTACCATTTAATCCATTAAAAGTTTCAGGATTCTCAAATCTAGGTCAATATGGAACTGAATACGATAAGGGTAGGTAATAAATGATTATTGATACAGGACAAAGAACATTTTTTTATGCGGTATCTGGAACAATTCCTTTAAACTTATATGTACCTTTTTTAGATACTGCTGGAAATCCAATTAAATGTAATTATGTTAATATAGCAGCTACAAATGCTACTGTTGGTGGTAATGGTTATTTGGCTGTAGAACTAAGTGGACTTTCTAGAGTTACCAGTATAAATAGTATACAACCAGCAACCTTCCATACTAACCCACAAGCCAGTGGTATTTGTGGTTTTGGATTTCCTTATGGAGGTGGTCGTATAGTTAATAGTCAAGAATGGCATGGATCTAATGGAGAAGTGGCTGTAGGAGCTACTCTTAGAAATAATGGTCATTCTGCGGCAGGACCGCAAATAATTATAGGAATTACTTATGGTAACTTATTACCATTTAATCCATTAAAAGTTTCAGGATTCTCAAATCTAGGTCAATATGGAACTGAATACGATAAGGGTAGGTAATAATTCGTGGAAGTTTCTTCCTTACTATCACTAGAAGTAGATGGTTTAGCCAGACCTACTAATATTAGAGCTATGGCTGCTGGTGATACTCTCACCAGCAGTATAGTTCCTTCTAGTATTAATAGAGCTACTAGTGGAGTTTTAGTTTCATCTACATTCTGGAATACGGTATATGCTCAAGTACAAGCAAGTGCTGGATTCTGGAACGTAGCTGCGGGTGTTGCTGATTTATCCTATATTAGTGGTGTAGTAAACAGTGTATCAGCTACAGCAGCTAATACTTCTTCTATAGTAAATACAAGTTCTGTATTTTGGAACGGAACTTATGAAACTGTATTAGCAAATTCTTCAACTTGGGGATTAGGTGGTGGAGTTACTGATCACGGAGCTTTAACTGGTTTAGCTGATAATGATCACCCACAATACGTTCTTTCTGCTACGAACTCTACTTTAAGTTCAACCGTATCTAACCACATCGCATCAAGCACAGTACACTTTACTCAAGCAGAGATTGACCACGGTGCTATTTTAGGTCTTGCAGATAATGATCACCCACAGTACGTTCTTTCATCTACAAACTCAACATTAAGTTCAACCGTATCTAACCACATAGCAGCAACAAATAACCCACACTCGGTTACTGCTGCTCAGGTAGGGAATACAACTGCACAATGGAATGCTTCTGCTATTCGTGGTGTAGCGGTTACTAATGCATTACCTAATCAAAATGAAGTATTAACTTATGTAGGATCTAACTGGATTCCTGCTGCACTACCAACATCTGCATTAACTGCTGTCTCATCTACTAACGCATTCTCTTCTACTAATGCTTTCTCATCTACTTACGCACTATCAGCTACAAGCGCATTAAACGCACAACAAGCCCCTAATGGATTTACTGTTACAGGACAAGTTCAGTTAACTAATGGTGGATTAGATGTAACAGGAAATATTCACGTTGAGCCTGGATATCATATTCAATCAGAATATTATTATGGCAGAAGTAATAATAGAATGATTGTAGAGTCCCACGGTCCTTTGACTATTGACGTTACTGGAACTGGACACGCAACTAAGATAGCTACTAGCTCTGGTGATTTCCAATTTGGAAGAACTACAACTACTACTTCAGGATATGGTAGTTTATTAATTACTAGTTCATTATCAGCAACTACAGTATCAGCAACTACTTATGAAAATCTAGGTAATACTGTTGCGAAGTGGAATGCTTCAGCATTAAGAGGATCTCCATTATCCGCTACAATAGCTCCAACAACAAATCAAGCACTTATTTATAGTTCAAATGTTTGGACTGCTCAAACTATAGATCACAATAATTTATTAAATATTGGTAGCTTTTCTCACAATGATATTGATAATCACATTGGAGATACCTTTAGTAATCCTCACCAAGTTACTCCTGAACAAGTTCAAAATTACATTGCTCAATGGAATGCTTCTGGTATTCAAGGATATGAAGTAAAAGCAACTAGTCCATTAGAAGGTCAAATATTAGTATTTAGAAATTCTAGTAACTGGTGGGTTCCTGAAGGATTAGGAAATACAACTGCACAATGGAATGCTTCTGCAATCAGAGGTTCTTCATTATCGGCTACATTGGTTCCTACAACAGGACAATCTTTAGTTTATAATGGAACTGTTTGGACTGCTTCATCAATAACTTCAGTTACTAATGCTACATCAGCTACTAATGCTTTCTCTGCTACAAATGCTTTATCGGCTACTAGTGCATTCTCTGCTACTAATGCTTTCTCTGCTACAAATGCTTTATCGGCTACTAGTGCATTAAATGCCTCTAGAGCACCAGCAGGATTTAACGTAACAGGCACAGTTGCAGGAGTTAGTGCTACATTTTCAGGAACTTTATCTTCTACTAATACTCTAACACTTAGTGGTGATGTAAGTGCTATTAGACTAACTGATTATTCAGAAAGAGTTAATACTTTTACTATTGCTACAAGTGCAATAACTTTGAATTTAAATAATGCTCAAGTATTCTCAGGAACATTAAATTCTAATATAAGTTCCGTCAGTATAACTAACCCAGATCCTAGAACTAGTACAGGACAAGGATTTACTTTGATTCTTGTTGCAGATGGAACTGCTAGAACAATTACTTGGCCTGGTGCTGTTAAATGGGCAGGAGGTACTGGACCTACATTAACTAGCACTTCTGGTAAAACAGATATATTTAGTTTCTTTAGTCCTAATAACGGAACAACTTGGTTTGGATTTACAGGAGGTCAAAATTACTAATGTTTGGTGGAATGTCTAATAAGATTAGTATGTTAGCCAATAAATCAACAGGTGGAGGTGGGGGTAGTGATGTGACTTGTACTACTAATTTTACTGAATATGTAGCTTACCCTAGTGCTGGGATGCAGAGCACACAACAAACAATTGAAGGAATTAATACAACAATTACACTTCGTTTTGATGTAATATTTGCGGATGAGGACGCTTTTCAATATGTTAAAAATGGAGGCTCTCCTGTAGACTTGAATAGTGGTGACACCTTTACAGTTGTAAATGGGGACACCTTGTATTTTAAATGGAACAATGCTTCACTCTTTTTAGCTTCTTATGTAGAAATAATTAATACATCAGACGGTAATACTAGTCTTGGAACAATTAATTTTGATTCTGCACTTTAATAAAAATCTTTGAACACTATATTATAAGGAATAATATTGGAAAAATATAATACTTAATGGAAAAGAATTTCTAATGACATGAAGTACGCAGAAATATATAACGATTCAATAGTTACAATTCATAAAGAGCTTCCTGAAGCTTGGAAAAACATATCAGGCTTTCATGTGCTTTCTGAAGCTCAGTTACAGGATTTATCTTGGTCAGATAATGTTGGATATAAATTCTACCCAGTAGTAGAAGATCAACTTCCATCAGAAGATAGAAAACTATACATAATTTCTGAATTAAATTACACAATTGATGAACAATCTAAAACAGTAATAGGTTCTAGGACAGTAACCCCAAAATCTGATACGGAAGCTTGGGCTGCAATTAGACTAGAACGAAATAAGAAATTATTTCAAACAGATTGGACTCAATTAGCTGATAGTCCTCTAAGTTCTCAAAAAAAATCTGATTTTCAAATATACAGACAACTGCTTAGAGATCTAACTACTCAGAACGATCCTTTTAATATAGTTTGGCCTACAGAACCTAACTAATTAAAGAATTTATGGAATTATTTATGAATACAAACTCTCACCTAGACCCAGACTTAGTATTGCTTATCGGACGCTTGGAAGGTAAGCTAGATGCGTTAATTAACCAAAGCCATAGACAAGCTAATATGCTTATGGAACTTGAAGGAAGAATAAATAAATTAGAAGCATACAAAGGCTGGCTCGCAGGAGTAGCCTCTGTAGTATCAATAGCAGCTTCTTGGATATTTAGTAAAATAATCTAATCAATCATATGGTTTTGCTTAGAGCTTCTAAGCAACCGCCAATAGTAGTTATCCCTAGCATTATCTAACGTAGTTATAGCATTTGTTAGCTTACGAATAGTATCTTCCTCGATAACCTTCTTGTCTATTAAGGCTGTTATATCTTGTATAACAGCCTTTAGATTATTTATATCATCTATAGATATCTTTAACTGTTCATTTTTTATTGAGTCTGGTGTTTTCATATAATTTTTACCGTATGTCCTTCTCTTTCATAATGGCGTTTTCTAGCTTTTGAATGTTGATGTAGATATTTTTCTTTATCTAAGAAATCATAAACATAAACTACAGATTTACTTTCATGCTTTCGTATCGCACGACCTAGAGCTTGTAATGTAGCTATCTCAGACTTTAACCCTCTAGCATTTATGAAGTGTGTAATCTCTTCGATATTTACTCCTGTTTGGAGGATTTTTGTGCCAATAATGATGCTAGATTCTTCGCATCCTCTGAACTTAGATATAGCGTTATATCTGTCGCTGATCGAAGTACACCCCTCCAAGAATTGGACGTTTCCTCCAACCAACTTTTCCAAGGCTCTACCGTGGTCAAGTGATTTGGTAAGGATAAGGATACGAGCTTTTGAGTTTTTTGATTTGATTCCATTTACAATATCCGCAATTATTTTGTTTCTAGATTCATTATTAACAATAAAAGTTTCATAAACATCTTGGAAACTCATATCTTCATCTGCTCCACTAGCAGAATAAGATCTGTTAATAATCTGTATTATAGGCTTGGTTAGCGTTCCTGCTTCAATAAGATTTGCTGTATCTACAACTTGAATAACCTTACCCAAAGCACCTTCAAGATTGTATCTTGGTATGTTGTCACTAGGTGGTGTAGCAGTAAATCCAAAACGATAGGCAGCATTGGGAAAACTTCTGATAGCAGCCAAAGTCTGTTTTCCATTAGCAAACTCATGGCACTCATCAATCATTAGAACTTCGGCAGACTCTAGGTGAGTGTCAAGTATTCTATCTATACTTTGGATGGTACAAAGCATTATATCTCCGTACACATATCCTTCTCCAAAGCATAGACCTACATCTTTAATACCGCAAGATTCAGTGAGGAACTTGTAAGTTTGGGTTAATAGTTGCTTGGCATTAAATAAAATAACCATCTTCCTGCCTCGCAGAGCTTTGATTAGACCTGCCATTATCAAGGTTTTTCCTGAACCTGTGGGAGACTTTATTATCCCACGGTGCTGATCTAAACCAGTTCTTATAAGTTTTTCCTGATAATCGTAATATTTAAACTTATTAAAACTAAACTCTAAGTGATCAAAACTGATACTTTTGGTGCTATCCTCATATATAATTTCAGGAACGCAATTTATTTTCTTTAGATCTTCAAGTATTCTGTTTAATAAGCCAGACTTAAAAATGCCTGTATTGGATATAAATTTAATCTTACCATCCCAATGTCTCCGTTTATACGCCATAGAATACTCAGATCCAGGCTCCTTAAAAGCATATAATTCACATAATGCTTTTAACAGATCTGGATTATCTGTATCTATTCTAGAATTTAAAGTATCGACATAGATTTTCATTACACTATTATAGTGTATAAGTAGGAGTATAATATATGATTCAATCGGGTATGAATGATCCAGCAAAGCAAAAAGTTATAGAAGAAATACTTAAAGATCTTCCTGTTAGTACAGATATAGAAGTTACTTTACCATCAGAATGTAAAGTCTATGAATTAGAAGATCCTAATATGCCAATCACTATCAGGCCAATGACATTTGAAGATGAGAAGATACTAGTAAGTGCAAAAAAAGAACAAGATCCAATTAATCTCTTGTTACAGAGATGTGTAACTAATATAAAGATTCTAGATCTTCTATCTATAGATAAGCTTTATTTACTAATGAAGCTAAGAGAGATTTCTTATGGAGATGATTATAAAACACTATTAATCTGTAGTCATTGTAAATCTGAAAATCCTACTACCGTAAAACTATCTCAATTAAACGTAAACCCTGTCCCAGATGATTTCTGTGATCCAAAAGAGGTTCTACTGCCTCAACTTAAAAAGACCGTTAAAGTAAGATTACCAAGGGTCAGAGATGAAAAGATGCTTTCTGAAATAGAAAACCCTATGGAACACTTGTGGAGGTTTATATTAGAAATAGATGGACACACAGATAAGTCTGTGATAGCCTCTGTTCTAACTAAGTTGCCAATTAGAGATATAAAAACTATTGTAAACTGCCTAAAACTTGATTACGGGGTTGATACAAAGGTTAAATTAAAATGCAAAGATTGTGGAGGGGTGTCGGTTCTAGACCTGCCAATTGATGCAAATTTTTTCAACGTGAACTAGAAGAGATTACTAATTTAGATAATCTGCTTCTAGAAGCCTATATATTGGTAAATAAGGGACACTTTACATACGCTGATGTAAGGAGTATGACCCGTATGGAAAGAACAATATTTACCAAAATATTGAAAGATGATTTAGAAAGACAGGAAAATGCAGTTAAACGGAGTAGATTTAGTAGATAGAAATAATAGACCCACTGTAATTCAAAAGGTCGCCCTTAGAGCATTTTTCATCAATGATGGAGAATATTATGACCCTTTTGATATCAGTGCCGTAACAATTTTTAATAAATCTGATAACTTTTCTCCAAGCAGCGTTTTAGATGAAAACTTAATTTCTCCATCTATACCAAGTTCAATAATTAGAATGAACTTTGGTTGTTCAGGAACTAATGCTACAGGAGAAAGAGTTGGTCTTTCTTCAGTACGCTATGTTGAAACGGACCCTGCTGCTGCTAGTTCTATTTATAGAATAGCTAAAGGTGAATATGTTTGTGTTTTAGATCTTACTCAAGAAACTTCAGGTTTTTATGGATTGAACGGATCTTCTTTAGTAGTAAGAAATACTGCAAGTGCTGTTACGGATTATATTGATTGTTGGACTGTAAGATTTTCTCAAGCTTCTAAATATCAAACTTTAATAAATGAGTTTAGTTTATATAACGATACATTCTTTACAGTAACTGAACCTTTAATATTTGCAACAAATAATTATTTAATAAATAAACATTTAACATTAAGCTCTATAGAAACTCTCAAAGTTAAGACTGATATAACTATTCAAAATAGAAATATAGACACAAGTATAAGGAACTTATTTAAAGATACAGCAATCGTATTACCTCAAATAAAAATAGAAAAAGTAAATGAAGATTCTACAACTTTACCAGCAGTTGTAACGGTTTCATCTTTTAATGATACAAGAAATTTAGTTAATGTAACCTCTGATAATACGATATTATTTAATTTTGATACTACAACTCTTGCAACTCACCCACAAGTAGCAAACTTTGGAGGACTTACAGGGACATATAGATTAACAGTTAAATATAACTTATTAAATGATACAATAATAACAAAACCATTCTATTTTACAATAAGTTAATTTCACTCATAACCTTATAGTCAAAATTATACAGTGAGCTTTTCTCGGTAATCCACTGAGGAAGGCTCACTCCCTTTATATGAGCATCATTCCAATCCTTGCACTTGTTTGGAAGATCACAGACATAGAAAGGATTCATACGACGCTCCTTTCGTAGTCTTTCAAAGGCTTGGATACCTCTTTTACCCGCTGCATCATTATCAAATCCTAGAATAATCTTGCCTTGGAATGTTGATAGGATTTCTGCCTGACGAGGACTAACGGTATTCTTCATGGTGGCTGTAGCATTTACACCTTGAAGCTGTAGAGAGATAGCATCAAGCGGGCCTTCGCAAACAACTAGATGGTCAGCATCTTCATCGTAGGGATACAGGATTTCAGAAGGATTAGGAGCTATCTCAGTTGAAGGATTAAGATACTTGGGTCGCTGATCTCCAGTAGCACGGGCTTGGAAATAGAACACGACACCATCCTTACTAAACGGAATGATAATTCTATCTCTGAACTTTCCATCCAAGCATAGGTAGTATTCTGGTCTTGTATCATTTGATTCATTAAAAAGCTTTCTACTAAAGAGGATATTCCATGCGTTCAATATCTTAGGATCTTCGTAGAATCCAGACGCAATATTAAGTGGTATTAGACTATCAGTATCAAGTTCTAACTGACGTTCTTCCTTGACGATATCAGGAATTGTATCGTCACCTAGGAAGCAGAAGTTTTTAACTAAGAGATCCTTGTAAGCCTTAAAGTAGGGTAGATTTTCGGCTTCCGCGTAGAATCTAACAAAGTTTCCTGTACGTCCAGTCTTGAAGCACTGCCATAGACCGCTATCTATATTAATGCTCATGTGTCGCTTATAATCGTTTTCGATAAAAAGCGACTCCATTATAAACTCTCGGCCATTAGCAGATAGTTTACCAATATTGGAAAAATTCTTGGTAATGTAGTCTCTAATAAACTGAGGTGCTATATTGTACATACAAACTATTTCCGAATCTAAGTATCAAACCTTTAAACAGTGTAAGTTGAAGTATCGTTACCGCTACGTCGATAGGCTTCCTGAACCAGAAGACTCAAACACAGACGCGCTGCACTTTGGATCTTATGTCCACAAGATCTTTGAGAACGGGGTGAACGCAAAGTCTCAAGAGGAGTTAGTTCGGATAGCTGAAGAAGTGAGGGGTTCATACAGCGTATCAGAGAAGTACGATGGCAAAGATTTAAAGTGTATACAGAATTTTGTTAAGTTCAACCAACAACTTCATGAAACGGTAGCCACAGAGCTTACGTTTGAAGTTCAAGTAAAAGACGATATTACTCTTAATGGAGTAATTGATAGAATCGTCAAAGGTAAGGATGGTGGGTATTTAATTATCGACTACAAGACTTCTAAGAAAGAGAAGTCTAAAGTTGAACTATATCAAGACTCTCAGCTTAAGGGCTATGTGTATGCTGTAAGTAAATTGTATAATGTGCCTTATTCAAATATTGTAGCGGCACATTACTACCCACTTACTGGATCTTTTGTCCATGTACAGTATTCCACACCCCAGATAGGATCTCACCTAAAAGCCATAGTAGATGAGGTTTGGAAGATTCGTAAGTGCAAGATGGAAGATATGAAGCCTAACCGTAACGATTTCTGTAACTGGTGCGCCTACAAGTCGGCTTGTCCAGAGTTTAATCCAATAAACGAGGTTACTAAAAAGGTAGAAGAGCTAAAGGCTAAAAAGACTTCTTAGAATATCGACCATAGATAAAAGGTCTATATATTTCTATGTCTATGGACTCAAAAAAGTTAGAAACCTGTTCAGGTGAATACTTGCACTTTTTGGTTAAATAGTTATACAACATTTCTAACTTTAAAGGCTTTTGTCGATTCATGGCATCCAGAAGTTTAAATTGAAAGTGTTTTATGAATCTTTCGGAGTACTTATGTCTCCACTTATCTACAAACGAATAACTAAGTGTTTCGTTAATTAAATCTATAAAATCTATAATATCTACATCAAGGTTGGTCATAAATTACTACTTATATAATTAATATATAATATATAAAGCATGGCAATATTTTCAAGACAAGTTGATTTTTTTTTAAAACAGGTTGGAGCAGATCCGTTCCAAGAAGTTTCTATAGTCCCAAAATCAGATTCTTGTGCTGTTCCTGGGGATGTTTTATTCTTTAGATATCAGCTAGGTTCTGGAAAAGGTAGTAGAGCCTCCAGAATTTTTCTCATCATAGAGCCTATAACTAAAGAGGCTAAGACTGGTAACTTGTTATTAACTGGGTTTAAATTACCTGATGACGGTGAATATACCCCAGCTTCTCTTGAAGAACTATATAAAAAAGGAGCCTTACCTAAAGAAAACTATAGAACTTATATTATGGGAAGGATCTATGGACCTCTACGAAGGATTAGAAAAGTAAAACTTTAAAATAAAATGGTAGTACCTCCTCAAGCAGTAATGATTTTAATAGAGGCTGTAACCAAGTTAAGCAGCTTGGTTGGAGCTACTAATGCATTAAAAGAAAAGCTTGATGCTGCTATAGAATTTGCTGACAAGGCTCAACAACAGTCTTTGGCTCTAGGTTTAACCTACGAGGATACTAGAAAAACTCTAGGAGGTCAACTAGAAGGATTAAGGGGTTCTTTAGATCAGAGATTTAAAGCTGGAATAGAAACTTTAAATGCTGGTATGACTGGAAATACAATGGGGGTTTCCAGACTTATAAACCAGCAGATGTTAACTAATACTGCGTTTAAAGCTACTGCTGATACTTTCGCAAAACTTGAAGTTGCATTGGGACTTACTAATGAAGAAACTAATAGTCTAGCCCTATCCCTATTAAAGTATGGAAATCAATATCAAATAGGTACTGATAAATTAGTTCAAGCATTAAATGCTTTGGCTGATACTATGCCAGTACAAAAGTTAGTAGGGTTAGGACAGAATTTCCAAGAAGCAATTCTTCAATTACAAGGAATTGTTGGACCTCAACTATCTCAAGAATTAACTGGATTTGTAAAAACTGTTCTTGATCCATCTTTTGAAAACCTATCAAGATTAGCGGGCCTTGGCATTTTAGAACAAAGAGAGCAATTATTAGCTAATAGAAACAATACTGATAAACTGTTAGATCTTCTTCAGAATATGATTAAGACTTCAGCAGAAAGAGTTAGGATGTTTGGGCAAGGTGCTCAATCAGAATTTGCAATAGCATCAGTTCCTATGACATTGTTTGGTGAGAAAATGTTAAATGCTCTTTCTCTAGCAGATGGATTAGGTAAACGAGTTTTAGATATAAATGATTATATAGCTGAATATTATTTAACAATTCAAACATTAAAAAAAGAAATATTTGTTCCCATAGAAAATGCACTTTCAACATTACATAAACCTCTTGTAACATTATATGAGGTTTTATCTTTTGTTGCAAAAGCTATAGGATCTGGTGTAGGAAAATGGTTAGAAGAAACTCTTGCAATAGGATCAGAAACTTTAAAGAATATTAAGATAGGATTACTTCAGTTTTCAAAAACTGTAATTGAAATATTTTATCCAATAGTAACCTTCATTGGAGAAAATGCAACTGAATTAATTAGATCAGTCTTTACTGGAATTACTGATTTCTTTATAAATCTAACTGAACCTGGAGGCATAATGGCACAAGTAGAAGCCGCATTCTACGGATTGTATGCAGCCATACTTCATGTTTCAGATTTCTTTGGAGCAGATATTGCAGATGTTGATATAGAAGTTTATGAAAAGAAAGCAGTATTAAAAGAAATTGAAATAGCCATAGCAGAAGGTGCTAGAAGCATAAAAGATTTATCAGAAACTCAACAAGAGGCTATTCAAGACTTTAATCTAGGTGGAAAGGTTTCTGAAGCTTTTAAAGAGTATGCATTAGCTTCTAACAAATCTGAGGGATTGAAAAATTTAAGTAAAGCATTAGGAGGTATTGGAGGAGAAAAGCCTGAAATTATTCAGAAACTAGAACAAGGTATTGAATATGCAAGAAAGGGTTTACCTTTAGATGAATCAATGGTAGGACTTCTAGGTCAAATTAATGCCAATACAAAAAAAGATGTAGAAATAAGAACTCCCGATTTCTTGCAGGAAAGCATGGATACTTTATCATTATCTTTAGAAAGAATATTAGGTGCTGGAACCGTGGATTCTGCTAATGGAATTATAGAAGCTATAGAAAATTTAGATGGAACAGTTCAACGAGGTCAATTAAAAAATAGAGCTTTAGGCTCTTCATTCAGAGGACAACAATTAGGATTCTAAAAAGGTTTTAAATGAGTAATACTACACAACCAATAGTAGACAGAAGATTACCACAAAGAAGTTTACTAAAATTTTATTTTCCATTACCACAAAAAAATGCTAATGGAAGATACTACTCTGTAAATTTACCTTTCTATGAAAATATTAGAATTAAAGAAAGCAAAAAGGCTCGATATCAAAGATACTCATTAATTTCTAGATCTAGCAATTTATACACATACATGGGAGCAGATTCTAGAGAATTTAATTTAGAATTCAACATAACATTACCTCACTTATTAGATTTGCATCCTGGAGCAAAACAAGATGCGGGTGTATTTTTTACTGGTGAATCTAGAGAAGATGATAAAATGAAATTTAAAAGTCCTGCATCTACTTCAACAGGAACTGGAAATACTTCTTTAGCTTTTAGATTAGGAAATAATTATACTAAAAATCAAGCTTATGAATCTATCAAAGAAGTGTTAAAAAGTGATTGGTTTACCAATGCTAATTTAGTAGATCAACAGTTTATAATAAGTAGATATCAATCTGAATTTGAATCTGAGGCTGCAAAAAATAAAGGGGCGAATAGTATCTATAATATTCTTCTTTCAAGAAACATTGATTCTTTAAAAATAAAATCCTCTTCTAAAGATATTGCAACTTTATCTTGGAGATCTGAATTGCAAAAAGCGGATAAAACAGTAGATCAATCCACTGAATTAAGATATAAAATGATTGATCTTATTGTATATTGGACAAATATAATAAGATCTAGTGTAATAAATAATTCAGAAAATCCAATGTATGGACCTCCACTAATCAGATTAAAACACGGTATAATGTACCAGGACATTCCTTGTATTTGTATGGATTACTCTATAGAAGCAAATGAAGCTGCTGGATATGATCTAGATACTTTACTTCCAAGACAATTAAAAATTTCTTTAAAATTAGAAGAATTAAGAACTGGAAGTTTTGGAAAGTTTGATCCAACAAATGCTAGTATTGTTGAAAGAGATAACTTAGCTGGATGGGAAGCTGTAATTTTAGGTCCTACAACTTCATTGGATCCTGGATATGGTGGATACGGGGCTACATCAGTATGACAAGTTTAGGAAATAGAAGAGGTCCGTATAGTTTAGATTCTATAACCGCATCTCACAAAGATGCGGTTATTACAACCATACTAAATTCTACAGTATTTGATAACTTAATAAAAACGATAGATACTGCATATGAGTATGATGTTGGCTATATCCCAGACGGATATCAACATAGACCAGATCTAATATCAAATTTATTCTATGGATCTCCTACTAATTGGTGGCTATTAATGTTAGTTAACAATATTTCAGATCCTTTTGAAGGATTTTATATAAATCAAAGAATACTAATTCCTAAGCTATGAGCACATTAATACCCACAGCTAATATAGCCTTCATGTTTGGAAGAGAAGCTGCTGAAACACTTTTTATAAAAGGAGGTTCTTTTTCCAACTTAGTTGAAGGTTTAAAAGAGACTGGAGGGGGTTTCGTATTTTCTACTCAAAGCAATCCTAACTTTATATCGTTAGAGCATACAGTAAATATTGGAAAATCTTTTGAGTTAACTTTATCATTAATAGATCCCACATCAGAATTTGAAAAACAATTTTTAACTTCAAATGTTTTAGAAGTTATGGCGAATTCTTATCCAAATGATGGATCTAGATTTTTTCCAAAAAACTGGAAAGGAAATGAATCTCAAAGAGAATTAAGTGAAGTTTATAATAGAAATTTTGAATTTCTTAGAAATTCTAATATAGAATATTTAAAAAATACTAAAAAAAGAAATATTTATTTAGCATATGGAATAGGTGATCAATTAAATCAATGGGCAGGTCCATTCAAAGTTTATATCCAATCAATTGATGTAAAAATTGAAGGACCAAGAATTTTAACAATTAAATTTGTAGCAACTGAAAATCATTTAGATCCAAAAGAAAATACGAATGCTTTTGGTATTCCTGCAATTATAGATAATAATGGAACAACAACAGTATGTACTGGAAACTCTGAGTTAATAAATTTAAATTATTTACCTAACATATATGATCCTCTTGAAATTGGTTATAACCCTCCAATAGATCTTCATGTTTTGATTGTTGATATACTAAGAGATTATATAAGACAAGCAACTCAACATAAAAATATAATAATATTATTACCTGATTTAAATAAAATTTGTTCTAAAGCAATAGATCTTGCTAAAAATTTATCTAGATTAGATAATTCTACTACTGGAAGTTTAGGAAGTTTGCAAGGAGGAGATAAAATAGCTCTGGCAGCAACCCTGTCTCCAGAATTAGAAATAAGAGCAAAAAGAGAACAGTTTTTAAAAACATTATTACAAGATTCATTAGGTTTAGATTTTGTAAACGTACCAGCTAATAATAATAGAATTATCACAACGGGTGTACCTTCTAATATTTCTACTGAATCTTCACAAATAGAAAAAAGAAGTAAAGATAGAATTAGAGAGTCTATAAGAAGAGATAGGGAATATGAAAATCAACAAAATGTAAGTGGAATACCGATTGCTCCTTCTAGAGCATCAGTTATACTTAGACCAGATAAAGTAAATCAAAAAGATAATTTAGAAAATTATTATAAGAATAATTCATTTTGTGCAAGGTTGTATAATTCAACAGATTCAGGAATTCCAAAGCACATGGATCTTATAAATAATTTAATTAAAACAATAAATAGTATTGCTGGAGGTATTTATACAATAACTCATGAAGTGTTGTCAGAAAATAATCTTTTAATTTTAGATTTATGGAAAAGTGACACAAAATTAAAATGTCAGACATATCGTTTGTTTTCTGGTGATTATAGCATTGAGGAGTCTGAAGAATTTATAATTTTTGGAGATATTAATCTAATTAGAGAATATCTTTATGCTTCTGATATTGAAAACATTTTAGGAAAGTTTTTACATCCTCAAGATGCAGAAATATTATTAAATCCAGATTATATAGACAAAATTAAAAAAATTACTGCGTTTAATACAACTGAAATTACTTATCCTTTTGGAGATCAATCGTATATTCCAGACGAGTTTGCTTATTTTCAAGATGATCCAACAACTTCGGGTAACGAATCGTTTGGATCTTTATTGAGTAAAAAAGATCATGAAATAATAACAAAATTAAAATGTCCTGTATTTAGGTACAATACAAAAAATCCAAATATTACAGAATTAACTATAAAAGAATCTAATCAATATTGGGCTTTGTTATTGCGTCATTTTGAAACTGTTGTATCTAGAAAAGCTGCTGGTATAATAGGAGGAATAATTCCTAGTGAATTTAGTACATTAAAACCAAAAACGATAACAGAATTGGTACTTTATGCAACTGAGGCTGGAATATTTAATGAGGGGATTAGTGTTCAAAGAAGGAGTGAAATATATTCTGAACTTAGAAAATTAGCGGAATCTCAAGATTTTGATGGACAAGATACTAATGATGTAATGATCGCTGTTTTTTATATGATTGAATATTTGAGCCAAGAATGTAACATTGGGTTAAGAACATTATTTAAACAGCAATATGCAACAGACCCAACATTAATAATAAATAACTTCCTTAATCAAGTATATAATCAAGTTTATCAAGTTAATATTCAAACATTACCTATGTTTAACTTGTCAAACGTAATTAGTTTGACAAGACCTTGTATTCTTTTAATGCAGAATGTTAATATGCCTATGATAAGACAACCAGATCCTTCAATACTTAGTATTATATATTCTGGATTGTATAGAATTATGGGATTCAGACATAATATTGATTCTAATGGATGCTACTCAGAATTCTTTTTACAAAAAGTTATATCAATTAAAAACAGTAAAACAAAAGATCAAACAGAATCAATGGAAATTTTAAAAGAGTCTAACACAAGTTCAATTTCTACTAGATTTCTTACAGTAAAAGATCCAGTAAAAGATCCTAAGTTTAGTACCTCTAGATTTCTTACAGTAAAAGATCCTAATACTAGTTTACAAATGTCGAGAGATATTAGATCTTCTTTGTTAGGTATATCAGATAGGCAAAGATCTACATTACCTTTATTTCATCCTTATTATAAACCGCCACCTCCACCACCACCAAAATTTAATCCATATGCTGATTTTGACACTAGTAGGGGTGTGGATAGTAGAACTCCTCAGTAAAAAAATAATTTATATAAGTAAAAAACCATGACAGATATAGGACCAAAACAAGATCAGCTAGTTTGTTTAGCTGAAGTTAGAGATAGGACTGATGCAGCAAGAACTGGGTCATTCCTAGCTAATATTTATGGATTAGATAATGAACTTTATAGGATTACTTATGTGAGTCCTTATGGGTCTAATGCTGGAGGAGCTTTCATAGCTGTCCCAGAAGTAGGAACTCAGATTTTAGTCGTAAAACCTTATAATACTAACGAATGGTTTTATTTAGGAACGACTTTTAATTTTGAACCTCTTTATAAAAATGGACAAGTTATTAGAGATTCAATTGTATCTCCAGTCGATAGATGTGATCCTACTATGTATAAATCTAGAGGATTTCCAACTCACTATGTATTTAAATCTCCTACAGGTGCTGGAATTAGCATGATTGAGGATGAGAACTCAGATTACATCAAAAAATATACAGAAGTAAAGTCTACTAATAATAAAAAGATTAGATTAGATGACACGCCTAATTTAGATTCTATAATCTTAGATTCTGGAAATGGAGCTAAGATATTATTAACTAATGCACCAGATAATCCAATCAATGGACTTCCAGCACAGTCGGTTCAAGTTCATACTACAGGTCCACAAAAATATATAAACTACGACTCACAAACTGATATTTATGTTGGTGGTGGAGGAAAAGAACTTCAGATACTTAATGCTGCAAATGGTGTTCTAAACGGTACACCTCCAACATATAAGCCTCAATTAGGAGTGCCTCCCCCTTTAAAACCAAGCGGTAATGTAAATATACAAAGCACTTATAGAGATGTTAATGTTTTTACCAAAGCTCCTAATGGTAGAATTTTTATCGAGTGTCTTAACGCTGCTGGTGTAAATCAACAGATAGTTATTGAAACTAACGGAGCTGGTGGAGGAATAACTATTAAAACAAATGGAACAGTAATGGTTGATGCTTTACAAGGCGTAGATATAAATACTGCTGGAAATATAAATATGCAGTGCGCTCAGTTTAATCTTACCTGTGCTGATATGAACGCTAAAGCTGGTGTTATTAATCTTGATGGTGGTATAGTTAATCTTGCACCCGAACCACCAATAATACCTGTGATTCCACAAGTTCCTTCAACCGCACCTATTCTTAAACATGATAGCGATTATGGAAATATTGGTATAAATACTTTTGATCTTATATAGAGGTAAATATGGCATCATTCGATCTTGAAACTTTTGCAAAAGCACAGGGACAAACTGGCACTAATTTTATAAATGCTGCTGGAATGGCGTTTGGAGTTCCAAGCTGTATGCTAGGTCTTGGAGCAGCCGCGTTATCACTTCTTCCAACTCCTGTATTAGCTCAAATAAATATTGCTGCTCAACAAGGAAAGGCTAAGGCTAACGAAGTTATTGCTGAAATTTTTAGAAAGTTAACTTTGAATACAGGAATAATTGAATTTGATACTGAGACAGGTACTTTTAAATTCAAATCAATTATATCTTGGATGAATCTAGATGCCGATGGGCTTCAGGCATTATCTGATCTAGGAGGTATTATTGGTGCTATGCAATATGCTGCTTCGTTTGGAGCACAGTTATATCAGAACTATCAAAACGTAGTTAATGAATTTAATGCCATAGCAAACTGTTTAAATACGTTTAAAACCATGAAACAGTATGAAAGGGGTAATTCAGCCTCCACTAGAACCACTCCTCTTGATGATTCTACCTTTGCTGCTACAAGGGCAGAGCTTAGATACGCTACCGACTTTGTTGTTCAATGTGATAGGCTCATTAACGATATTAGCAATATTCTATTAGAAAGAGAATCTAATCCTAATCTTGAACCTACAATTAATGATTGTAGAGAATTTGATAAGTTTTTATCAGGAACCACATTCTGTAGAGCACCTGTAGAAGATCCAGAAGTTGGAATGGATGATGGAGTATTTAGATTAACTTATGGACCTCCAGTATCCTTAGATGGTCAATATATTTTAACAAACGATGGTTTATATTACGATTCAAGAAACGGAGGTATTGATGTAGCTTTTGCTGCTATTTCTGGTATAGTTCCATTAGGAGATCAATGGAAGTATAATTATGATCCAAACTTAGGTGGAAAAGGTCAGACAGTATCTTTAGATTCATTAAACAAATATAAAGATAATCTTTTTGATCCAGACATTATAGATGACAGTAATGGATTACAACTCTATTATGATGCCGATGATTTCTTAATAACTTTAAGGCAACAAAGGGACAAGCACATTTATGATCTATCTTCAGACCTTCAAAGATTTATAAATAATGGAGAAGGACAATCTGTAATAACAAATCAAAGACAATTAATAATATCTGAAATAGCAAATCATAATAGTAAAATAAATAGAAGAAAGAAACAAATTGAAGTAGCAGTTAAAGCTCCTCAAATTTATGGCGGGCAGACTAGTCCTATGTTTGCACCAGGAAAAATTCCTATTAATGATTTTTCCTATTTAGCAAATAGTAATCTTTCTGTTGATTTAGAAAAGCAAAAGGCTTTAGTTTTTAAACAAGGTGATGTTAATGGAATAATTCTTCCAATAGTTCCTAAGTTTGTTGATTCTTCAACAAAAGCTCCATCGCTAAGAGTTGATCACTTAAAAGTTCCAATAGTAGGAAAAGGAGCTATTCTATATACTCCATCATCAACTAACGCAGGAACACTTCTATCTCTTACTGATCAGTTAGTCACAAATGGATTATTTGCAAGTTACAATTTCTTGCAAGCTGATATAGTTCTTCCATCATCTATAGATTTTAACATACTAAACGATGCTACAGAAGGTCCAGTAAATAACTGTCAACTTGTTGCACCTTCTAAGAGATCTGTATTCTTCTCTGGACTAGGTATACCATATCTTGAGGGTATTGTAAAGAACAAGAGTTCCGATCCTGCTGGAGCATCAGGTCTAGGTAGCTTTGTTAGATTACCTGACACTACAGAATTTAGAGATCTTATGTATTCAAGAAGTGGATTTACGATTGAATGCTGGGTTCATGTTCCAAACATAACAAATGCAGGTGTTGGGTGGTTAAGTTCTACTACATCGTCTTTAACTAAAGTATTGCTTGGATGTGAAAACGTAGGAATAGCTTCTGGTTATTTAAACGTAGATTATACAGGACAAACCAGAGATCTAGATTACTTACCTAATGATCGAGGTGAACAATTAGTAAGAGGGGTTCTGTGTGGATTTACTAGAGATAGAAGAATCACAAGGGATAATACAGGATTTAGTAATTCAAATAGTTTGAATGATCCTGCTTCATCTTTAAGTTTCTTTATTGCACCTACTCAATCCAGAGACGCTTCATCCTTGTCTTGGATTAATAATGATGATTGCCAAAACTATCCAACCTTCTATAAGATGAAAGTAGATTTATCTTCAACTATTCTTGGAAGTGTATCGTCTCAATTTGTTTTAATTGACATAACTTGTGAACCTGAAACTGATACTATTAAGATATATGGTGATGGAAATCTGTTGGCTACATCATCAATTTCAAATGTATTCGGAGTTCCTTATAAGTCTTCTCCTAATCTTCCTACATTTAAGAAAGATAATAGTTTTGAATATTCTAATACTACTGTCGATGGGCCTACGATATTAAAAGAAGGTCCTTTACTAAATACTTTCTATACTCCTTGGATTGTTGGTGGGGGTTACACAGACGGTATGTATCAATACGGTAATTTTATGGGTGGAGGAGCTAGGGGAGGAGTCGTAAGCGGTCTTCGAGGACACATAGGAAGCTTAAAATTCTATTCAAGACCTCTAGATAATTCTGAAGTTTCTACTAACTTTAATGCCCAGAAAGGGTTCTTCAAGAACATTAGAACATAATGGCTGCTAATTTAACTACAAATGTTTATGGCACAATACAAACAGACTATATTTTAGAGTCTCCAAAAGTACATAAACAAGACATCTATGGATTTGAGTTCCCTGCTGGAGCTAATCCAAATTCTTATTTCCGTAAAAAAACGGGTATAGAGTTAATTAAGGGAGCAGTAAAGCAACTTCTTTTAACCGAAAGAGGAGAAAGAGTTATGCTTCCTAATTATGGGTGTAATTTAAAAAAATACTTATTTCAACCACTTGACGAAACAACTTTTGAAGAGATAAAAAACGATATAGTTTTATCTTTTAATAAATATATAGTCGGAGCTAAACTAGCTAAAGTAGCTGTTTTCCCAACAGGAGATTTTGGACCTATGGGAGGAAACTCCTTACAGGTAGTTTTAAGTTTAAAGTTAGACTCAGATTCCTTAAAAATTTTTGATGTAGAGGTTAATATACAATGAATTTCTCTGGAGGTATATCTTCTGATTTCATGAAGTTGGCTGAAATCCCAATTCAGAAAAGACCAACTTTAATTAATTTTTCTAATAACGATTTTTTATCCCTAAGAAATTCGCTAATTCAATATGCTAGAACTGTATATCCAAACGATTATCAATACTTTACTGAATCCGACTTTGGAATGATGCTTATAGAGCTTGTTGCTTACATGGGTTCTGTTATGTCCATGAAAGCAGATATGTTGGCTAATGAAAACTTTCTAGCAACTGCCAGACAACGATCAAGCGTTAAAAAACTTTTAGAACTTATTGGAGTTAGAATGAAAGGACCTCTTTCAGCCGCTGCTCAAGCTCAATTAAGTATTGTTCAATCACTAACTGGTTATACAGCAGGAGAAACTGTTACAATTCAACCCTCTCAAAGAGTTATAACAATAACATCTCCAGAGGATGGAGTTACAATATCTTATACACTATATAAGATTGTTAATGGTTTAGTAGATACTATAAATTCTAACGGAAATATTCTTCTATATCCAGAAGCTGAAGGTTTAGGAGGTAGAAAAGCCATATTTCAAAATTTAGTTTTACAGGAAGGTGCTTTAGTTTCTGAATCAGGAGATTTTACTGCAACTGAATCAGTTAAAAGCATAAAATTATCTAATGGTCCTGTAGTTGATGGAAGTGTCCAAGTATTCGTAACCGATCCAGATAAAACTACAGCTAATGGTGCGTATACAGAAGTTCAAAATATTTATTTCGCTTCTGGTGGAAGTGATAGAATATTCCAAGTTGAATATGATGATAATTATAATGCTACAGTAATATTTGGAGATGGTGCGGTAGGAGTAAGTCCAAGCAATAGCTCTACCTTTTTAGTTCAATATAGAGTTGGTGGTGGAACAAGAGGAAATCTAGAAAAAAATGTAATATCGACTTCAATGAGTCCAATAGGAAGGACTGGAGCCACTTTAAATGCAACTCTTATTAATTCTTCAAAAGCTACAGGAGGTACTAATGCAGAAACTATACAGCACGCTAAGAAATATGCTCCTTTAACTTTTAGAAGACAAGATAGAGTAGTTACTTTAGAAGATTATTCTGTTTTTGCAAATTCATTTATAAGTAACTACGGAACAGTAGGTAAGGCTACAGCAGCCGTAAGAAAAGCATACTCTTCTGCAAACATAATAGATATTTATGTTCTAGAAAAAGCTTCTGATATACAACTACAGAAAGCGACTACTAACTTTAAAACACAGTTATTAAATGCTATAAACTTGAAGAAGATGGCTACTGACGATGTGGTTATAGCTGATGGACTAATCAGAACTTTAGATTTAGTTGTAACAATTAAAATTGATAAAGATTTAAAAAATAAAGAAAATGAAATAACCAGTAAAGTTAGAGATACTATTTTAGATTACATGAATGCCGATAATAGAAATTTCGGAGAAGCCTTATCAATAGCTGAGTTAAACAGACAGATATTTGAGATAGATGAGGTTAGATTTTCTACAATAGACAATTTAGATCAAGACGTTCCATTGGATTTCAATGAAATTATTCAGTTGAATAATTTAACTATTAATATAGAGTTGTTAAGCTAATGAACAACGTAGATAAGTTCAAACCACAAAGAAGAAGATATACCAAAACTAACTTCGTTGAGGTATTAGAAAAGCTAATACCTGATGTGTATCTTTCAGAGGATTATAATCTTAGCGGAACTGAATTAAATCCAGTATCTGAATTAATAAATAGTAATATAAGATTAGCCAATAATATATCCACAGTATTTTCTATATCTTCTATTCCTGGAACTCAAACTAAAAATCTAGGTAATATTAGTGGAATTTGTCAATATTTTATAAAGCAAAATGATTTAACTCAAATTTCTCCGTATGAATTTGAAACTCAAATACTACTTCCACTAGGAACTAGTTTAGCTAATTTTGACACCAGTGCAGAATTCAACACATATCTTTCATCTAATCTTTTACCTAAAATAAGATTAGCAACAGCCACACAGTCTCACGCTTTAGAGCAAAATATTTCTACATTATCTGCATTAACTTCTAATTCAAATGCAAGTAGTGTACACAATCATTTAGTTGATTCCCTAGGGTGGTTCTATTTCTTAAACACTTCTGCTAATGGAAGTTTAACATACAGTCCTTCTAGTTATGTTTTAGAGTCTCTTAATAGCTTATATTTAGGAAAAACTCTAACAACCGTTGATGGTATAAAAGGAGTAACTGAATATTTATGGAGAAATAATTCAGTATGTTCTTTTGATAATTACTTACCATCAAAATATGTTTCAGGCACTTTAGACGCAATTCTAGATCCTAGCGTAGGAATAGTCGCAACATACACTAGTGGAATTCAAAGATTAGAAAATCTTAAAACTTTAGTAGATATTGTTTATTCTCCTTTATATATTGATAAGACGGATTACAGAGTTAAAGATGCTTTTGATGATTTCATAAATACAGGGTATTATCTTACTGACTATGTATCTAAAGGACCTTTAAGAAAATTCTCAAATTTGCTAGGTTACAATATAGCAGATATTTCTAATGAAGTTGAGAACATAGGTCTAATTTATGATTTACAGAATGTTAGAGATGAGCATTTAGAATTAATAGCTGATTTAATTGGATTTAAACTAAGAGGAAGTTCTCCTACTAAATGGAGACATCAGTTAAGCATAGCAGTTGATCTTTATAAAAAGACAGGAACTCTAGAGGCTATACAAGCAGCAATTAACTCTTTAATTGTTGATTCTATTTTTGATTTAAAAGGAAAAGTTCAAGAACTTTGGGAGTCGTATCTTCCTCAGATTATCTGGTATTCTTTATATACTGAATCACCCTTATTTAAAGATTTAAGTACTTGGACTAAATCAATTGCTTTGCAAGGTGGAGTTTATGAGTATAGCAATAAGAGTATTGAAGATAACTTAAAGATTGTAACCGATTCAATACTTTTAGATATGTATAAGAAGTTTCCACAAAATTTCTTATATAATGGAAAACCATTTGATCCTCCAAGACTTTATTATCTAGATGATCAAGGAAATCAGGCTGAACTTTATACAATTGTTGGCGAACCTAATATGCGTTCATTCCATGTCTTTGAATTTGGTGGACGCGAATATCAAGGTCTGAAGATCCTAGCTGAAAGGAATAATGAGTCTAAGAGTTTTGAAGCAGCTACTGGATATGGACCTTTAGGCTATGGAGTTTATATGGCTGGATTGAATCCTCCACCAGCAAATAAACGACCAACATATTTAAAGACAACAGGTGATTTTAATTTCTTATTTAACTATAGAGAAAAAAATAATTATCCATTACCACCTTTTGAAGAATATAAGTTCTATAAAGATTCCACAATAACTGCTGATATGGTGGATTTCCTAATAGAGAGATTAAAGTGTTTCAAAGTTAGAAAAGAATTTGCTGATCAAGTTAAATCTTTCTTAATTCAAAATGCTGTATCGAACAACACAGATCTTTCTATATTGAATGAGTGGTTAATGTTCTTTGATAGTAGACAGACTCCACCAAACTTCGATGAGGTAATGAGCAACATTACTTCTTACGATAAGAACGTGTTAAGCTTATGGAATGGTAAATCATCTCATTTGTTTGTTAGCTTTGAAGATTCTGATTTTGATTTTGGTAAAACATCAATTGAAAGTGATAGCAAAGATGCGTTATACCAAGCTTCAAGAGTTATAAAAGAATTTTCACCAGCACACGCCATATTAAGAATGAACGTGACTGGAAGATATACAGACGAAACATTTACTATTGCTGATACAGAATATCAATATGTCGAGCTTGATCAAGATGATTTAAGATCTGGTTATAGTCAATCATCCATACTAGCTGGATATGCTATAAGTGGAGTATCCATGTCCTTTGCAGGAGGTGGAGGAGATAGCGCATCTTTAGGTTCAGACAGTGGTCGGGGTGGATTAAATACTTTTAAGAGAGATAAAGTAAATGAAATTCTTGATTCTTTAGTATCGTCTACTGGAGCTATAGTAACTGCTCCAAGAAGAGATTTAAGAAGAAGAAACTTAAAATACCTTTTACCTAGAGAAAGTTACTACGATAGAACAGGATTCAACGGCCCAGTTAGTTATGATACTTCTGTATTAGAAAGATCTTTACCTTCTTCTCTTGGAGAGTTTACACTTGGATACGTTGCTTCAGCAGGTAAGTTTTTCCCAATAGTAGATCCAATAAATCCATCTGGTGTATGGCACTATTGTGAAAATTTAAGTTCTCAAAGACAGTTCTCTGGTGTATTTACTAGTGCAACATTCCCTTATCGTGGTTTGTATACTTTAGGTTCAAATGCTAAGATGCCTGAAGAAGGATCTAGAACTTCTAAGTATATTGATAGAGGTCAAGTTCCTGAAATTTATATAACCATGCATGAGCTTTTTACAGAGAAAGCAAAATCTTATGCATCTAAATTAATAGAAAATAATTTAAGTGTATACTCCGTAGATGCTTATTGGAAAAACAATGTAGAAAGTTTAGCTAATAGTTTAATTGCAAGTGGTTTTATTTTAAACTCATTATCAGACTATGAAAACTTTAGTTTTGGAACTGGATTGCATAAACTATTTAAAGACTACTGTGCTTATTTCTCTAAGCACGCTTTAACTCAAGATGAGAAAGATAAGACTGGTGGAAATATCTTTGCTCATGTTTTTGGAAATGGAATATATAATTGTGATTTCTCTTTGGCAGGGTCTGCTGGATCCTCTTACATTTCTAAAACTTTAGATCCTATAAGCTCTATTAATGTAGCAACTGTTTGGAATACTTCTAATACAGGTACTTATATCGCAAGTAGTTTAGGTAACTGTGTAATTCCTTTAATAGGAATATTTAGTGCTGGTGCTGAGTACAACGCAGAGTTTAGGAATCCACATATTCTTAGTGGTATTGAATTTTGTGATATTTCAGGAGCAACAGCTAGAAACTCGTTTAGTGTTTTTAGATTAGATCCATCCACAGCTATTCCAGGAAAAGAAAACTATTTAGTAAATAATACTGTTATCAGATGTAAATCTTTAGGAGGACTTCCTAGACTTAGATTTGATTTATCTTCATATGGAGAAAGAAGAAATTATTTAATAAAAGATCATGAATTTAAACTTAAAGTAAATGCCGTTGTTGGTGACGAAACTTCACCAATTTTAGGAGGAGGAAAGCTAGGAGTTTGGATTCACACAAGACCTGTAAGTGGTGTATTCTGGTCTTGGACTCCTAGAAACGCATGGGAAAGATTTGACGAGAATAACCTGTCTATAGATTCAGTTCTTACACAGCTATCTCATATCTATAACTTCTCAATTAATGATATAGACGATCCAGATACAGGGTATAAGTGCCTAGATACTTATATTCAACTTGCGGATTCTTCTAATAATCCACGATCAATTAACAATATAAGTAGATCGTATTTAGAAACTTTTGAAATACCTTTTGATACTCGTAACTACACTACAAATAATAACTTTGAATATTTAAAACTTATTCCTTTAGCAGATAGTGATTATCAAAAAGTAAATCAAGTTCATACGGATCTTACTAATTATATTGTAGAAGTTTTCTTCGTACCTAATCAGGATTCTAAAAAGTATCTTTTAATTGATTCAATAGAATTACAAGATCTTACATTAAAAGAGAACGCTGGAATAGGCACTGGTTATGGAGTAGAGACTAGCGGTATACCTCTTAAGAAATTTGTTAAAGAAGATAAAATTTATTTAACAAAAGATCAACTACTAGACGTTTTAAAATTCTTCAATGGATTGATTGGTCAAAGTTCTGGAGAGTATTCTACCAACTTAGCATCAAGAAATGCAATTATAACATCTGGTACACTTGAACTTAGTGGTGGAAGTAGACTAAATTATAGAATCAGTCCTGATTGGGTTTCTAATACAAAACAAGCTAACTATAATAACTATATTAGCGTGGAGTTTGATAACTAATGAGAGGCGAAGTAGAAATTTGGTCTGGAGATGAGTTAGTTCTTAGAGAACCCAACATGATTGTTGATGGTGCTGGTGAGCTGTTAGCAGATATAATGACATTATCACCTTCTTTATCTGGTATTGCTAATACTTCCACTTCAGCTATATTAGATGCATCTAATTATACAATTCAAGCAATATCATTTGGAACAGGTAAGGATGCATATAATGAAAATGCTCATGCTAATAATGTATCTAAAGAAAGTTTAGCAGGTTATCTTGCAACAATTGTTGCTACTAGCGGAGTAATGCCTGTAGTATCTTTTATATCTTCAATAAACTCTCCAAACACTCCTTATCCCTACCCATTAAATTATGTTCCTGTTGCAGGATTACCTGTAGCTCCAGATCCCACATTAAAAGTTTTAGAACCTAATATAGAAATGTCTGCTACAGTTGGAGGGATTTCTGTTAGTTCCGTATTCCCTCCTAATGGTCAATTAACTAACTTTTTACCATCTTCAATTTATAAACAGATGGTTATTGGTACTCCATTTAGCAATAATACTTCAGCAGTCTTAGTAGCAAGTTTAATGGGATGTTTTCCAGATGGAAGTGGAACAATGTCTAACCCTAGATTAGGACAAAGATACTTCTTACGAAGAACAAGTAATACTTCTGTTATTCCTGAAGATACACAATATGCAGGATTATCAACATCTGCTGGATTATTTAATGCAGCTAGTTCAATGGATGTTTCTGGTTTTGTTAATATGATTATGTCTAGTGTTCCAAGACCAGGATATCTTATGAGCAGTGTAGCTAGTGGATTGTGCCTGTCTGCAAATGGTAGCTTTTCCTCAAATGGTATAGTGGAGTATTCTGTAGCTTTAGGGGCTGGGGATTTAGCTTATGCAAACTTTTATGGAGGAATTTATCACCTTGGTCTATGGACAATTGATATGCAAAAATCAATAGAGGCTGGTAACAATCCTCCTTTTAGATTTAGTGTGTTAAATAATCCAAGAAAATATAAACTTTTCTGTAGGAAAGGTTTAAGTAAAAATTTAGGATTTATAGAACCTTTTGGTGGTAATACTGGAGAAGATAAATATAAAGATCTAACAATTAAGTGGAGACTTAGATTCCTATGATAAGTATGTCAGATAACGTAGGATTACGAGGACATCTAAGGATTATAAAAAAATCTAAAGACGGTGTAGAAACAGTATTACTAGACGATAAGAACATGATCGTTTCTGGAATGGGTTTTGGGTTATCTCACGCCTTTACTGGAGATGGATCTGATGATGTGAATGATTACATTATTGATAGATTTCAAGTTGGGGTATCTGGACCTTCTACTACTATATTAAGTTCTTTGTCTGAACTTTACGGACCTTTAACCTCAGTAGAAGAGTACGGGGCTGGTAGTAATAATTTAATTGAGTATGCCGAACAGTTAATAGGCGATTCTACAAAAATGCTACCATCCGTTTTAATTCCAATGCATAGAATTAAAAAATCAGATACAAGTGGTTCGGTTGAATATATTTTAGTTTTGGATGAAGAATCGTGTAATAATATAAAAAGAGATGGAAAAGAAGTTTTTATTAACGAAATAGGTATGCTAATGAGAAACCCCACAGGTAATACTGATTCAAATAGACCTATATTAGTATGCTATAAAACTTTTAATCAAATTAAGAAAACTAATGATTTTAGTTTGATTTTTAGATGGACTATCTTTAACAACTTGAATTTTAGTTAAATATAAATTTATAACTATATAATAAAGAGATGAAAGAAAACGATAAAAATTCAGTATTAGGAATAACAGGGCATCTTTCAATTACTAAAAGAATGAAGGATGGTACTGAAGAAGTTCTATTAGATGATGCAAATATAATTGTATCTGGAATGGGAGTAGGACTTTCCTATCTTTTTACTGCATCTGGATCTAAAAGTATTCTAGATTATCAAATAGATAGATTCCAAGTAGGTGTATCAGGACCCCCTACAGGTGGAGTTACTAGCTCGATATTCCAACTTTCAGGAGCATTATCTGGAACTGAGTATGGAGCAAATAGTAATCTTTATTTAGATACTAGAGATCAAATAACTGCTGGTACTATAACAACAAATAGATTATTTGCACTAATTCCAAAACATAAAATAACTAGGATAGGTAATTCTTCTGTAAGATACACTTTAGTGTTGGATGAAGATGCTTGTAATAATCTTAGTAGAAGTGGACAATCTCTTAATCTTAATGAGATAGGAATGTTCATGAAAAATCCTACAGGTAATGCAACACCAAGACCCATATTAGTTTGCTACAGAACTTTTAGCAATATACGAAAGACTAGTGATTTTAGTCTAATCTTCAGATGGACATTGAACTTCTAAAATGCCTTTTAACAGAAACGATATTTATACCAGTAGCGGTAGCGTAAAACTTTACAACTCTTGGACTCCTTATGTATCCAAGTTTGACACTAGCTCTTTCTATAATTGGGAACAAGATAACCTTCCATTATATGATGTTGAAGAAAGAACATACGAACTCTGGGAACAGGCGGGTTTCGCTACCTCGGCAGGTGTCCCTGGATTGGCTTTAACGGTTTCTGCCGATGCTCCCGCCTCCGTTCTAGCCGCTAATAGAAATGTATTTACAACACTAAGTTCTTGCATAGCAGCCATACCTAAAGTTGTTAGATTCCCCGTTTTAATTGAAGTTGGTAACTTCGCAGACTTAGGTAAATTAGAATTACACAACTTTAGAATAGAAGAAAATGGTTCTATTGAAATTATTAATAGAGCTTATGCTAGGGCTGTTTGTGCATCATCTACAGGAAATTTAGCACTTACAGGAACACTCAATCAATATCATAGACTTCCACTATTTTTTCGTTCAACAGACGCTTCCGCAGGAATTAAAGATGCGTCTTGCATAAATATTGCTACTCCAGTTCTAAGTTCAATTACAGATGTTAGATTACAAAGAGATGGGGCTGTAATATTTTCAACTAGACATGATCTAAGAACTGGTCCTGTTTTTTGTTCCTTAGATAGTTCAGCAGTTTATGATTTATTAAACGCTAGTTTTGCTAATTCAAATTATCCAGAAAACATAGGAATTACTGGAGATTCTACTATAGGAACCCTAGATTTTAGTGCAGTTAGACAAACAACCCAGTCAGTATTTACTACTACTCAAAGAAGAAACTTTGCTGCTGGAGATTTTTCTACAGGAAATATTTATCTAAATTATCTAAGAAAAATATCAATTAAGAATTGTGATGGTCCAATTTACATAAGAAACTTCTTTGTTAATGGTGGAGGTTCCACGGTTAATGGTATTGAAGTAATTAACTCAGATGTTGTATTAGAAAACTGTGGAGCAGCTAGATGTCAAGAAGCTGGATTTAAGTTTAATAACTCTAAGGTTATTCTTTCTAGATCAGCTTATGCTTATAGAAACTATAAGCTAACCACAACAACTACTAGACAAGCAGATACTGGTTATGGATTCCATATAATAAATAGTGATGTAACACTAAGCTCTAATCCAGTAGCTGCGACTTCAACAGGGGTAGGTGACGCTGGTGGCTCTAATGCTGATGCAGTATTCAAGTCTTCTAAGAATTATGCAGGATTTGTTATTGAGAACTCTAAACTAAGAGGAGGATTAACTAGAAGCTCGAATGTTCAATCCTCTTCTTGTAGTGTACTAGGATCTGATAGTAATACAGGATTTGGTATGATTCTTCAAAATTCAATACTAGATCTTGATGGCTTGATAGATGTGTTCCACAATAACACAGGAATACTTTCTGAAGGAAGTAATATTAAATTTGAAGAGCTTTGTGTAGAACTTCATAATAATGAAGGCTTAGTGGCTAAAAATTCAATAATTACTTGGGATCCATCTTATGCTGCACCTACTAACGCTGGTCAAAATAACAGAACCCAAATAGATTTCTTAAGAAATGGTCAGCATATTAATTTACAAAATAATAGTTACTTTGGATTTGCTAGAAAGAATAGTATTCCTATATCTTACGGAAACTCTAAATTTAATATAGCTCACGGAGTAATTCGTTGGAGTGGTGCTAATAAGTGTAACTTACCAGCAATCTCTGTAGATCAAGGATCCATGTTAGATTTACTACATCCAAATATTGGAGTAGATTCAACCTCTGATGCTTTAGGGAATCTACCTTCTTATGGTAGAGCACTAAAAGTTACTAACTCATCTAAAGCTAGTTTATTTGGAAGTAAAACTGGATGCAACTTTGTATACGGTCCATCTGGAGTAACAAACCAATCTAAGATGGCTGGATTATATGCTGATAATAATTCTCAAATAAACATTCATGGTCCAACAGCAATCGCTCAGTTTGGTGTAGATATTCTAGTTGAAAATAATTCTATTCTAAATATAGAACCACCTAGAGTTAGAGATTCTTTCGGTTTAGAAGTAAGTGGTTTTGATTTAGGAGACGGACAAAATCATACAGCAGTAGAATTACATTCTACTAGAGCTTGCTTAGTTGCAAATAAAAATTCTATAATAAACTTAAATGATTTAGGTGCTTATCCTGCTAACTGGAGAAGAGCAACATTTGGTCCAACCTATCTAGGATTTGGAACGGATTATCCTATTGACACTTATGATGTTAGTGCTTATACTTCATCAGGTAGTTTGCAATTCTATCCAAATCCTCAAGATACAACCGCAATAGGTCAATTCTATCTAGATAATCTTGAGAATCCAAATGGTTTAGCTTTTGTAGCTCCAACAACAATAACTCCAACTTATCCAACATTTACATCTCAAACAGGATTATTACAATACTTTGTAGTGGATAATCCATTAAATGGAACTACAAACTTTACAACTAGAGGTAAGATTACTCAAGGAGGAGTTTGCGTAAGAGCTACAGAAGATAGTGTTGTAAACGTAAAAAATGTTCACTTTCCTGTAGGAACTAATTCATCACCCTTGGATGGATTATATTACACAACTAGCGGTAGTGAATGTGATAGATTCATGATTTGGAATATAGCAGATACCTCAAGACTAAATGCTTCATTCCTTTCTGTAAGTGGTATGCATCCCGCTGATTCTCAGTATCACGGACCTAGTGCGTTATGGGTTTCGTCAGCTAATGGAATAAGCACAACAAATGTTGTTCCAGCTTCTGGTGCTCCTGCTGGAACACCTGATACAGGATCTTTAAGTATTCTAGATATCTTTGGCGCTGGTAGCTCTGTTTGGATTATACCTTCTGGTGTAACAGTTAATAATCCATTTAATTCGTTCTACCCAATATCTGGAACGCTAAATGCAGCAACAATAAGACTTCTAGGAACTGCTGGAATAAATTATAATGATTCTACACGATATCTTATAGGCGCAGGTGTAGGTGTTTATGCTAATCAAGGACCCTTTAGAATTTACTGGTCGCCTAAACCAAGTGCAAGAGTTTTACAAACTGATAGAGGAGGATTCTTTAAAGGAGCATACCCTTATGCTACAGGAGGATCATTCTCTGGAGTAGTTGGCCCTGCATACCAAATATTTGCACAAGGTTATAACTGTTCCGCTCCTTTATCTGCTGTTGTTCCCGCCGGAGCGGCTAATGCTAGTGGAACATATCCAGATTTACTAAAGTTTAGTAACGACTCTAATAGTAATGGAATCCCCGATTCATTATGGACTTCTGGATTCTATTACTGTTCTGAAATGCTTGAAGAAAATCCAACTCAATGTATTTTAGATGAGTCTGCTGCTAAAACATTTGCTAACTCACAAAATGCAAGTGTAGGATTAGCGGGAAGACCTAAAAAGGTTACAATTTATTCTGCTAGATCCAATACTTCAATACAATCTGAATCATATATTGGAAATGTTTCTGGAAGCATAGGATTTAGATCTGCTTCAATCTTTGATCTTTCGAGAGAGAACTAATGGCTGAAAAAATATACTTAGATAGTACTTACAGATTTACAGATCCAATTCGCTTTTTTAAAGCGAACGATCCTTATTATTTTGAAGTTGATAATATACCATTAAAACAACTTCAAGAGAATTGCCTATGGTTAAAAGATCAAATAAGAAAGGAAATTACCACAAAACTTTCTTCTGTTAAAAGAGCAGATATTGATGAACTAAGACCCTACGCTAGTGGAGAAGATAGAGTAGTAAGAGTAAAACCAGGAAGATATACTGCTAGAATAAATGATGCATCTACACGAAGACCTTTAGCATATCTTAGAAAAGTTATGGGTACTGCTATAGGTGATGTTGATGCTTGGGATTCTGCGCTACCTAATGGTGGAGACTTTCCTAATGGAAAAAATGCTGCCTTACAAGCTGCTTTAGAAACTTTTAAGTCTATAGTATCTCAAAATGCTATGGGTATGAATGGTCTAACTGAAAGAGCTTTTACTTGGCCTGTAGTTAATTCTGATACTCCTGTAAATTTATCAGGTGTTAATATTCAACCAGGTGCTACAGTTCTTAGTTATGGAGATTACGATATTAACTATCCAGGAGGTGGAGCTTCCATAGTTCCATTCATAATAACACAATCTTTATTATGGGCAAAAGCAAATCAGTTAGCAGCAGCTTCAATAGTGTTACCTACTTTTGAAACTACAAATCAAGATAATGGTTTTGCAAAACTTCCTAAGACAGAAAACTATTTTATAAAAGCTTGGAGAGGAATTGCAAGAACAGCTATCGTAGATGTTGATGAAGAATTAACAATAGAAGTTCCCAATTTTGACGTAGATGATTTCTCTTACACAGATGAGAATGGTGTGGCTACTTCAGTTACTGGAGTTCAACAAAGAATTGATTTAGTTTTCATATACAGCAAACCTATAGATCTTAGTTCAGTTAATTTACTACAATCTGGTGGCACAACAACAATAACTAAACCAACTCTAGGTATTGTAAGAGGTGCTGGTATTAGGGTTAATTATCAATCAACAACAAATTTTACAAAAGACTATATTGTCAATACTGAGGGATCTATCCTAGCACATCCCGCTGATCAGAATAACAACAATATGGGATTTAACTCTACCTCAGCTAATGATATAGCATATTCTGTTAGAGGTAGCTTCCCAAGCCCTGATGATTTACTAAACATAGCTCCACTAATTTCAGAAAGATTAGAAGATAATGCATATGAATTAGTAGGTCAATCAATTCTTCCAGTAGCTTATGTGTTTGTATCAGATAACTCTCAAGTTGTATTACCAGTTGATGTTATAGATATAAGACCATTTTTTAGAACTGCGGAGCTTTCATACAATGAAAGAGCAGGAATCGCAGCCGCGTTTCCTCAGCTATCTTTAGCAAACCCTGCCGTAGGTAAGGCTCAATTAGACTTTGAATTAAAGAGAGCATATGATGATTTAATTGGTAAAATTCAACAGGTAAATACTGATACAGCCGATCCAGTAAGAGGTACTAACACCTTAGCTACTGGATATGTATTTGGTGGATGGAATTTTGGTCCTGAGGGAGCACTTTATAACTTCTACCAAAAGAGATTTGCAACAGACACAGAAGATAATGATAGTAAGGAATATATTACAAACTATGTTGCAATAAGATATGCATTTGGTTCTGCTGCTGCAACTGTTAATATTCCAGATTATCCAGACTGGGATTTATCTAGATGGTGTACTCTTCAAGATATTTCTGATAAAGGATTATATGTAAACGATTATATAAATACTTTTATTGGTGGTGTAGCTGCTGGAAGTAATTTAGGAACTGTTACTCCATCAGGATTAGCACTAGACGGTTCAGTTCCTCCTGTGTTCAATACTTTTCCACTAAATGATGATACTATAACATTTAATTTTGTAAGTAAGAAAATACAATTTGTAAGACCTAGTTGGTTAGCAGATTATAAAGTTCACGTTGATTTCTTAAATTGTTTACCTTCCATAGGTGCTTTTGGAAATTATAAAGGTGTTTGGGTTGAAAAGGGTTTTGATAGCTTTACAATATATGTTGCTTGGCCTAGAGTATTAGATGAAGCTAATGACTCTACTCGTAGAAACTATCCTGGAGGATCTTATATAGCTGACACTATTGATACAAATCCAGGAAAAGGTAGTGATTTCATCAATATTACTGTTTCTAACAGAACATTAAATAAATATTCTGCTTTCGTTGTTCCTGTACAAGATATATTACAAACCGATGCGCTAGTTCCAATTAGCTCTTTTGGATATGTAGGAAACCCAAGAGTTGGATTATGCACATATCCAACTGTAACATGGTCCTTAGAAGGTATTCCTATGGCAGATAAAAACTTCCTATATGGAAACCTAAATAGCACTAATCCGACAATTGCATTAAAGGAAAGTTAATTGCCATTAGTAAAGACATTTGAATGCGGAACCTATTTACCTGGAATAGGTCCTGTAAACTTCCCTGATTTTAATTGGGGAAGTACCGTCGATGTCGTAGATCCTCCACCACCACCTCCACCACCACCTCCTCCTCCAAGTATAGACAGTCCCCCAACAAAAATTCCTCCAGGAACTACTATAAATCAGACCACACAAATAACAATAGTTCCAATTACATCTGTTCCTATAAAATCAAATCCTATAACTTTTACATACAACAGTCAACAAGGAAATTTATATTTTTTTACTTTTACTCAAGTTTGTCAAATAATAGCAAATACTTTATTAACACAAACTATTAATACTAGTAAATCCAATATTAATTCTAAAATAACTCAAAGTTTAGGAACTAGTAACTGGACATTAATACAAAATGTAACTGCTGGAGGTATTTCTACTACAGGTACTGTAGGTAGTCCTTGTAATGTATTAAATGATTCTCAGACATATTTATACAGAGTAGCTGCGTTTGTTGCTAATACGCCCCCACCTCCACCAACTGTTTATGGATTTACCTTAGTAAGAGATCCTGATCTAGACTATATTCAATCTTATACCTATCTTGGTGTGCCAGGAAGATTATACATTGTAGGTTTTGGTAAGGTTTGTAGTGATGTAACTAATCAACCAAATTGGCAAGCTCAGAATCAAACAATTTACAATAATGCAATTCAAACTTTTATTACAGATAATAATTTCAGTAATGCTGAAATAATAGGTACACTAGGAACTCTAACTCATGCTTGTAATTCTGTAGGACAAGAGCCATTTGATTATTATTCAGCTAGAATTTTTGTTCCATTTGGCTCAAACTTAGCAGCATTACAATCTGGATCTGGAAATGGGATACAGAATGTATCGACTAGTAAACAAACCTCTATAAAAACAAACACTACTTCATCTAGAACATCTTCGGGAAAAGGATTGGTTACTACAAGCACTTCTAACAATTCAAAAGTATCAATTAAAGATACATCAACCTATTTAAATAAATCTAAACCTTCATCTGGATTAGGTGTAGTTAGACAATCAAATCCAGACGTTGTTCAAAATGTAACTAACTTTGTATCTGCTGGAGAAATTGATCTTACTAATCCAACTATAGCAAACGCAATTATTAAACAGCGTCCAGCGGGAGCACAGGATATTAATGCATTCTTAGATCTGTATCCTAGCGAATCTCAATTAGTTGAAAATAAAACAGGATATACTGAATTACTAGGATCACTAATTGATAATAATATATCTTATATATTAACAAGACAAAATGAAAGTAGTTGGAGTACTAAAGCTGCTGCTGGAGTTACGGAAGCTTCTTTATATAACAGCTTGAAACCAGAAGTTATTGATATTCTAAATAAGATAAGAAATTATGATGGAACTCCTTTAACTAGATCACAAATATTTAATTTATTAGGAACTAGAATACTTGATGGTACGTTTGGTAATATAACCGTAGGTATGCTTGAGGATTTAGCTAGAGATAGTGAAAGAAGAAACACAGTAACATTTAAGAACAGTTTAGATGATAGAGTAAATGAAGTAGCTGCTCTTTCATTTATAGAGCAGAATATGTTTCCTTTAGATCCAAAAGAATCTGAGGGAAAAATGTCAGTTATTCTTCCTAACTGGAAAACATTATCTTCAGATATAGATAGAAACTTTTTTATTGAAGTAGATGGTGTTTTGGAAAAGTATTATATTAAGGATGATGATACCTTTATAGGAAACTCGTCATACGCTCTTGAAGATGGAGAATACTTTAATATAGACGTTAACGGAGTTATGAATAGATTCTACACTCAATCAGAGAAAGATCATGCATTCATAATTTCTGAAGATGTTAGACAGAAAGCAATAAATCTTCTTGGAGGAGATACCTATAGAACTCTTGAAGTAAGTGCCCCTTTAGCTTCTGGTATAGAATACAATTACTCACTATCAGCAACCAGAGAAAACTTCTATTTACTAAAAGTTGTATTAAGCTCTCTAGAAACTACTCCAGCAGATACAGGATCCTTCTTACTAAAGAACACTAAAGTAAGATATGATTTGATGGATAGTAAAACTACAAGTGGTTTAGAAGAAATAAATGATTATATTAAGTACAAAGTAAACCACAGAGTATTCATTCTAGATGATGAGGATTTGATGCTTGATTATATAGAACAAACATCTTCTGCTTATCTAACTCAAGTAGACATCACTTTTGATTCTTTAAAAGAAAATAAAACTGTTCCTTTACTTACGAGACAAATACCTTGGTATATTTTAATATATCCAACTAATAGACCTGAATATAACTTATTTAATGGTAAATCTCAAATTAAAGTTTTAGAGACTTCTGGTTCGGTTATAAGATCCGCAAGATTTAGATCATCCATATCACCAGAGTTTACAGTACCTAACCTTAATAAGTTCGTAACTATGAGCACTGATGGTATGCAAGGTGTAAATGTTTATGGAGAAACTGATCCACAAACTAGAATTATGAAGTTAAATATTTCTGATAAAGTATTCAATTCTGGATACCGTAGAAATAATAATATTATATCTTCAAAAGAAATAACCCCTGCAAGAAAGAAGACTGGATTAAGAGTTTTAAAAGAGATAATTGAGGAAATAGATTCTAACTATTATTTGAATTTGGATGGTGCAGGAAAGACTTTAACTGAGCATGAAGTATATGGTAGAATGAAACTAAATGAATATAATACGGTATCCAGAATAGAGAACTTTAAAGAGATTAGAAAAAAGTTAAGAGAGGGTCTTGTAAATGGTGTAAAAGTTATACCTACTATTAATAGAGCTAGTCAGAAAGTAACTTTAACAGCTACAACAACTACTCAGCCTAAGGAATTTTCGGCTACTATTACTATAAGACCTCTACCTCCAGTTCCACCAATAGACCCAGAAATTCCAATATGATAACTTTAATTATCAAAAAAATAAAAAAATCACAATATTTTTCTTGCTTTACTAGATAAAGTAAGAGATTAAAATCTTAAATCTATTTACTAAAGGAAAATTTTATGGATCATTTCAGACTTAGTGACGAGCTTCGTCAAAAACTTATTGAATCAGCCGCTTGGGGCAAAGCTGGTTTTGAAACTCATGTAATTGAAGAAGGCTCTACAAAGAAAAAGGGCTATGATGTAGGCAAGGAAAAAGAATTAGGTCATCCTGATGCGGCTGAAGATAAAAAGCTCATCAAGAAGATGATGAAGAAAGAAGAAAAGAAAGAACACAAGAAAGGTAAGGGCGATAAAGATTGCTCTGTTGAAGACTCCACGCAAGTAGAAGATGGTGAAGACGCTGAAGAACTTGCAGAAGAGGTTCATGTTTGCCCCCTTTGCACCTCACAGTTAGAAGAAGCTCTAGAAGAAGAGCGTCTCCTTGAGCACCTCGATGTAATCATGGGTCTAGTTGAGCGTCTAAGCCAACTAAACGAAGGTGAAGAAGATGTAGAAGCTGTTATTGATGAAACACTCAAAGAGCTTCTTCTACAAGACGATACCGAAACTCTAGACGAAGACGAAGAAGTAGTCGAAGAAGAGTGAGGAAAAGGAGTAACTGCTCATGAAGGGAAGTATAGGAGACTTCGCAGAAAAGCTCATACTAGAAAGTGTGAGTAATATTAAGAGTGGTAAGGAATTACATCCTGCCACATCTAAAAGCAGTGGTGCTGCACCTGCTGGTAGAGATATATCTAAAATAAAAGTTCCTGATACCTTCATGAAGCAGATACTCGGGGAGCAGTTTACTCCTCAAGATGCCGAACCTGCTGATAGTATCCCAGAACTTGTTTGGACAGAAAATGAACCTAAAGAAGAACCTAAGCAGGAGACTCAGTTAATGACTGAAGAAACTGCACAGGAGCTTGTTCCTCTTCTACGACAAGTTATAGATCTATTACAGGAGATGACCACAACTGGTAGTATTGGTGTTAACTTAGCTGGACCTCAAAAGAATGTTCCTTTTGAGCAGATAGAAAAGAAGCTAGGTTATGTTAAACCTAAAGTAAAAGCACTTAGCACTCGTTCTCAAGTTCTTAAAGCATCAATAAAAGCAAGAATAACTAAATGAAAATAGTAGAAGTTCTAAACTCATTACTTGAAGCCAGAGGTTCTAAATCTGGTCGTGAAGTTTATGCATCCAAAGAAGGTACTAAACGTAACGTAAAAAAATCATTTAAAGGTAGAGTTAGAACTTACAACAGTATTAGTGATGCTTTAAATACTGGTCAATACGGTGAAATCTTTACTACTAAAGCTGCTGGAAGATTATATGTGATTTCCAAAGGTAAATGGGGTGCTAAAAGCGGAAGAGGAAAAATTGCTAAAGGATTTACTCCAGGAAGTGCAACACCTTCTGCTGGTTGGAGTAGCATCAAGAAGCACGCAGCAAGAACCATGTTACGCTATGGAAGAGCTTCTGATAAGTTAGCTCAAACTTATGGAAGTAGATCAATCAAGAAAGCTAGAGGATTAAAGTACAAATAATGCAGTTACTACAAGACATATTCATAATAGAAAAACTTCAAGTTCTTAACGAAGGAGCAGCCAAAGATACCATGAAAATTCGTGGTGTGTTTGGTCGTTGCAACGAAAAGAATAATAACGGACGTATTTATCCTACAACCGTTTTAGAAAGCCAATTAAAGAAAGTTCAACCTTTAATTCAAGAGCGTAGACTTTGTGGTGAATTAGATCACCCATCAAATGATACCGTAAAACTTTCCAATGCTTCTCACTTAATTACGAAGCTTGAAATAAAGGGTAATGAACTTATAGGTGAAGCAGAGATTCTTAAGACTCCTGCTGGTCTAACTGCAAAGGCTTTAATAGATGGTGGCGTTCGTATTGGTATTTCTTCCCGTGGTATGGGTACACTCTCTGAAGATGCCCAAGGTAATAAGATCGTTAATGAAGATTATAGACTAGTTACATTTGATCTTGTAGCCGATCCATCTACAAGAGGTGCATTCCCTTCATTAGCTGAATCTACTCAATCAAGATTTGCAAGAGAATCTCAAACCAAGTTACAAAAAGAAAGTAACTTTGTAACTTTACTTAAATCTCGATTGAGAGAAGAATATGATTTAGTATTAACTGAGAAAAGAAATCGAAATCGACCTCAACCACCACCTCCACAAACTCCACCACCTCCACCACCTCCTCCATCCCCTTCTGACACAGAAGATGAAGAAGAAGATGATAAAGAAGTTGTTAGAAGACCATCAAGAGAACGACCTGGATTTAAAGATACAGGAAGTTACTGGGGTAATCTTAGATCTTCACTAGGTCAAATATATCATCAACGAGCATTAGCTGCTGAAAAGGAAAGACAAGCGAAAGCTAAAGAACCAAAAGCTCCTTTAGGTCAAAGAATAGGATCTTTTGCAAGAAAAGCGGTTAGAGCCCCTGGAGAGTTTTTATCTGGATTAAAAAAGGGTTGGGCTGGTGAGCATACTGAATATCATCGTATAGGTTTAATCATAGCAGAGTCTATGGGACTTATAGATGAAGCAAGAATCGTTACAGGTAGAGGAAGACTCCACACAGGTGTAAAGTCTAAAGTAGCAAAAAGATATAAGGGAATGATAGATAAAAAACCTAGAAGTGGTAAATTCCAAATAGGTAAATTAACAACTTATACAGGTGTAGGTGGTAAAGGTGGACCAACAATTTCGGTAACAGATGAAGAAGAAGATTAATTATGAACAATACTTATAAATACATAGGGCTACTTATAGCCGAGGCTTTAAATTTAGTAGAAGCTAATTGGGGTCGTCCTGTACGAAGACCTACATCAACAGGTCCAGTGAATCCTCATTCTCATATGAAAAGAGAAC